TTTTATATTTTCTATTAATTCCTTTACTTTCGTTGGATATTGATCTGCATTGGATGTTTCTGCTCTTGGAATAACACCTGAACGATTTAATGAATCTACTATGCTCTGTACTACACTATCTTTTAACATACTATTACTTTCACGATCGGATGCTCCATTTGGAGTACTTGGTAAAATACCAGGTAATTTACCTGAATACACTGCATTAATTTCTGTATCACACCCCGCTGGAGTTGATGTCTTTGTACATAAACCTGAACGTAGTGGACAAACCGATGACATTCTACTATTTTTATTCTTTTATTCTTTTATTCTTTTATTTCTTTTTCTATTACTTACCAAATATACCTCCAATTTTTAACGATAAAAATAATATCACAATTAATGCTGCAATTAATAATGAACCTAATACCTTTGTATTAGTAAAAAAATCAATAATAAGTGTTAGTATAGAAATAGATTGATTGGATGATGACGATGACATAGAAAAAGATGGCGATAGTTGATAAAAAAATAGGACACCAACTCCAATAAATAGAATAGATAATACCCATAAATAAGATATAGAACCACGACGAATGGGACGATCTAATAAATAAAGTGTATGTGAATTAATAGTTGAGTTTCTAGACCGGAGTAATTCATCTCTTGCTAATGCACTCTCCACATCTATATTTATCTCCTCCCCAATCGTAGTTAATCTCTGAATTTGTCTCTGAATCTCACCATTATCCCTTAATAAATCAGACAATGATGGATCTTTTGACTCATTCTCCAAATATGACATTATATCCTCATTTAATTTAAAATATTGATTTTTTATATCATTTAACTCCTTTATCTGATCTACTAGCGCTTGATATGCTACATTACGCTCATTCCCCGTTTTTTCAACATAATTACTTATTGACTTTTTTAATTTTGTAATTAACGCCATTGTGTTTTTTTGAGCTAATTGATTATTACGTTCGTCAAATTGTGCTCTTTTTTCCATCCACGACATATTTATCTCCTATCTTTCTATCGTAAATTCCTCCTCCTTTTATTTCATTCCTATAATTACCATTATCCGGACTTTATTATTATTTTTTTAGTTTCTTTTTATATAATATAATGAATATACTATATAAAAAGGTTTGTTTTACTATTATATTACTTTTTATCATTTTTGTTTGTTTATTTATTTATAAAATGAAATCAAATATAGAAATTTCAGTAGAAGAGGCGCGATATAATTATCAAAAGGGATTATATGATTATGTAGTGGATGTTCGAACCGAAAAGGAATGGACACAACATCATCTTCCACATACTATTCATATTCCAATTGGAACATTAGTCACTGAATTACCAGAAAAAATACCAGATAGAAATGCTCGTATTTTATTTATCTGTAAAAAAGGAATACGTGCTAGCGCTGTTACAGTTATTGCAAATAAACTTGGTTATTATAATGTACAATCAATGATTGGAAATTATAAACAACTTCTTCTCTAATTTTATAAATCTTTCTCATAGGTATCCTCCTTGAATACTTTCATCTCATAAATCTCCGATTTTACTTCCTTTACTACTTCATCCGATTCATTCATTTTATCTTTCATTGATACCTCTAAATCATTCACCATCTTCTCCAAAATTATATCATTCTTATATGTTTTATTTGTTAATTCCCTTTTTAGTTTCTCCAAGTATAAAATAGCATCCATATGTTCTTCTTGAGCGTGTTGAATCCAATCTAATACAGATAAATCAGTACGATCTAAATCAGTACCATATTTCCTTTTTCCTATTACCGCACGATCTCTAAACTTTAAAATAATAGAACTTACTACTGAATCCAATTTCACTTCTGTATCTTTTTCCATTTAATCTATTCTATGTATTATCATTTTACTTTATATTATTTTAAAATTAATTTTATTTTATATATTATTTGTAATATATAAATTAAAAATAGATAATATTGTATTTTAATTGATATATGAATGAAATACTATTATTAATTAATAAATATTTATTTATGGGGCACATACACGATAGATAGTAGCTTCACCTGCGGATGCACTAGGACGAGTAATTTTAACAATATCACCAGGAACGGCTCCAATACAACGAGCAATTGGATCAATATGAAATTTAATTTCTGGTAATTTTGATTTTGAAGTAACATACATTTTTTCTAATAGTTCTTTATGTTCCGCTTCTGGTAAAAGTTCGTGTTTTGGAACAAGTACGTGTTTCATTGGATTTACAACAATCATATAAATACTAAAGAAACTTACACGCAATTTACGACGTTCTCTTACACCATTTTCATTAGGTGTTTCTTTTAGTTTCATATATTCTTTTAATGCGATTGTATGATGAGCATCACTTACAGGACCAGATGTCATTACAACAACTTCTGTATTTTCTGAGTCTTCATCCGTTACAATTTCAGTAAAGAGTGATTCTAATTTTTGACGACTATAATTTGCATATCGTACTTGACATATTTTCTTTTCATCCTCTTTTTTAGAAACTTGAAAACTTAAACTTCCAAATGATCCTGTTGCCGCAATTGCTTCCCCTGGCGAAAATTTACGAAATTTTTCTACAATATAACCACGTTCCTCCAAAATATCCAATAATGTAATACGACTGCGATAGGTGTTATCAATGAATACAAAATTATCACTCATTGTTTGATATTGGAATCTCTATAAAAGCACTAGAATCAATATCGGTTGTCTTCTTTATATTTTCTATTTTTTGAAATCAATTTTATAAAATAGATTAATATAGTAATCGGAATCTTACTATTTTACCGGACTCTAATATTACCTATTTCAACTATTCAAATTATTCCATTTTATTAACTTTTATCGCAACATTTGATACTCCTTGACTTATTCTCCCGTCATTCGAATCATTATCAGAAAGTGATCCTCCCATCATACCATTATTATTTACACCCATTGAACGAAATGGATTTCTTCTTGGAATTCTACCCATATTCATTCCTCCAAATCCAATACCATCTCTCTCAAATGCACCCATACTCGTATCCACTGCTAACATCGGACCACCTCCTGGAACAATTGGACCTTCCACTTTATCCTTCTCCACTGATAATGTAACAGAATTGCCACCTGGTATTTGTAACCCTCCCATTTGTACCTGCCCAAATCCTCCCAGTTGTACTTGATCAAATCCTCCTAATTGTACTTGATCGCCTGATGATTGATTTGATGGTTGTACTTGTTGGTAGAGATGATTTTGAAATCCGTTTTGTGTTTGAAATCCGTTTTGTGTTTGAAATCCGCCTTGTGTAGTTGGTGAGATGAGTAGTGGTAGTGTATTAACTACACCTCCCATTAATTGTAATCCTCCCAATTGATTAGGTTGATTTTCTGGTAGTACTACTGGTACATTAATAATTTGATTTTCAGATTCATTTTCATTACTTTCTTCAAGATTTTCTTCTTGAATAACATCTAATGATCCTGATTTTTCTAAAGCAACGCCCATACTGCGTAATTCATTAATAGATATGGTTGCTTCCTCCACTGGTTCAATATATGCAGGTGCTACTACCTCAGGATAAATCATTGGCGCTAATTCCTTAATCATTTCACTTGATTTACCTGAATATTCTAATGGTGTTAATTTTTGAATTCCACTTGTAGTAATAAAACGAGTACATAAATTTAGAAAGGTTTCTTGTTCTTGTAAGAGTAATTTTGTGGAATATGGTATTTCTACTTCAACGATTCGTGATTTAGGGCGACCGAGTGGTGGTAGAATTTCTAAGGTATTTACAGTATCGCCAATAAATTTAACGGGGCCATCGCACATTGGGCAAATGGCTAATTTTAGACGTGGATTATAAATGGGAATTGTACCACATGAGACACAGATGGGCATAGTAGTACCATCAGAGCGTTCCATATACGATTCTTTAACAAATGACATACCTGCGTGTGCAATAATTGCATCACGATCCATTTCACCGATTTTAAGACCACCTTGTGCTCCACGACCTCCTGTTGGCTGATGGGTACGAACTTCTTTACGACCTTTTCCTCTTGCATTCCATTTATCTTCTACCATATGTTTTAAACGCATTCCATATACTGGTCCAATAAAAATAGATCCTTGTAACAGCTCCCCTGTTGCGCCATTATATAATAACTCATTACCATATTTTTCAAAACCTAATTCTTCTAAAATACCACCAATTGCCTCTTGAGGTGACCCATCATTCATAAATGCAGTACCATCTCCAATCGTACCTGATAATGCAGCTGTTTTACCAAGTAATTGTTCTAAATTTTGTGCAATAGTCATACGAGAAGGAATGGCGTGTGGATTCATAATCATATCAGGTACAATTCCAGATAGGGTTCTAGGCATATCGTGTCCTCGTAATAATGCACCAATTGTACCCTTTTGACCGTGACGATTTGAATTACCAGTCCATACTGGTTTACCATTTCTTCTAACATAAAATATATGAGATGGTACTTGAATACAATATACCTTACCTGTAAATGGGATTAATCCTTCTGTTTGAATATGTTGTTCTTTTGTATGTCCGTGATTAACTATTGGTGTATTTTTATGTTTATTAATAGTTAATGCCCAATAATCTGCATTTGCCTGTGTATGTTTTCCTTTAATTACAAATTTTGTTCCTGCATCATAAATCTTTTTCTTATTAGCGGACCATCCTGCGTGTAAACATAATCTTTGAAATTGATCAGCCATTGTTAAAGATGAAGTAAAAAAACGTTCTACACCATTCTTCATCACTGTTCCATCCCCAGCAAGTAACCCTTTAATTAGTATTCGTACTTGACGTTCGCTTAGTTTCCATACCCAATCAGGTAATTGTTTATTTAATGCACCATTGCTGTAAGAAAATAAATATGATGCAAGTTGTTTATTTGAGATAAATAATTTAGTATGATCACTACTTGAATATACATTATATCCTAATCCATTTGATAATTCTATAAAACGATCTCTATCTTTTTGGATACATAGACATACTTCAATTCTATATTCAGAGTTTTTACTTTCAGTTACCCATCCATCTGAAATCCAATATCCAATCCATTCTAGAAATAAATTCATATCTAATTTAATATTGTTAGATGAATGATGATTTTCTACATCAAGTATAAATTGATAATCGGAATTCATATTTAATCCATCCTTTTTGTATTGAACTCTCTTTCCTTGAATATTCTTTGCCTCACGTAATGAAAATAATTTAGAATTTCGTGTTTTTACATACATCTTATGATTTTGTGTAGTCAGCAAATCAATTTGCTGTGATTTAATATGATATAAATCTTCATTTTCACAATTAAATTCATATAATTGGGATGGATTTGAATATTCTATTTCGTGTTTATCATTTAATGTGCATACTTTATCATCTAATGTAATATTCTTAATTGATTTCCATCCATTATCCGTTAATACATCGTGATCATCGGTTAAACAAAATTTATCACCTAATTCAGGTACACGATCTTGAACGACTCGAATTTTAACAAGGCGTAATCCTTTGTTATTAACCATAACAGCAACTTTTTCAACACGTCCTCTTGTCCAAACTTGTGGAGTTTTTGAGACATCACTTATACCACCTCCTGTTAAACTGGCCATATATAGGCCAACAATGACTGTATTTTCATCGACATATTCGCCTTCGCGTACAATACCACGATCGTCTAATTTAGAATAATCGAGACCTGGTCGTAAATCTCTCCAGGCTGCAATTTTGGATGGATTACCAATACGTGTTTGTATATTTGCTTTTTCATCATCTTCTTCAAATGCCTCATAAGAACGAAAGGCCATTGAACGAAACATACCACGTTGAACGGCGTCATAATTCATTACAATACCATCTTCTTGATTATATCCTGACCAGCAGGCAATGGCTAGAATACAATTCATACCATAAGCCATTTTACCTTCGCCTAAATAATTATTATAAATCGTTCGTGTAAGGGGCATTTCTCCATAACAGAGTACGTGTGCAGTATTATCGAAGCGATTTCGCCAGTTGGTTGCATAAATGGAGACACCTTGTTTGGATTGTGAGCAGGAGAGTTGATTACGTGGAGATTGATTATGTGGAGAAAATGGAATCAGTGTTGTCATCATACTCATAATGGTAGAGGGATGAACTTCCATATGTGTTGTTTCTGTAGTAATATATGCTGGATTATTAGAAATAAATGCTTCATTTTGTTCATAAGGATCAATATATTCAATCGCGCCAGTATATCTTTGTAATTGTGGAGGGTATTCTTCTAATTTAGAATTTTTTTCTTCGAGTGGATCAATAAAATCTGTATTATCTAAATTAATTCCTCTTCTAGATTCAAGACGGCCTAAGACTAAATCTCTCCAATTTGTAAATTGTTGTAATTTTTCAATGGGAACTTGACCTTCATCTAACCAGATAAGGGGTCGTAATGGTCTACCTGCATCCATATAAATATATACTTTGCGATCACGAATAGAAAATGAAATACTAACAGAATAAGGAAGACAGCCTGACCGTTTAAATAATTTAAGAACGATTGTTAATAATGTTGGATTTTTAGTATAACCGAACATACCGCCATTAATATAAACGGGTACAAAAGTAATACGCTGTTGTAGAGTAATATCCTCTGCTTTGTATACACGTCCTTTTGTACGAAGCCAATTAAAAAATTCAGTTGTTTTAGAAGAAGTAGAGATAGAAGTGAAGATACTTAAATTTTTAGTAATACCAATGGATGAACCAGTAGGTGTTTCAGAAGTGCAATAGTAGCCATATTGTGAGGTATGTAATTTACGTGGTCCAGTTAATTTCATACTAGTATCAAAATTAAGAATAACACGACGGCAATGAGACATAAAGTCAGTATAGGATAAACGGGAAAGTGCCTGCAAAACACCCGTCTTCTCTTCACCCAATCCCGTTCCCCATTTTCCTTTAAATCCTTTCATTATCATATCTTGTAGAAGATTTGCGGCAAAGATTTTATGTCCATTTTCAATTGTAAATATATTCGCAAAATTCTTATCTTTATATAATGTACCTCTATTATAGTTATATTCCTTATCAATTATTAATGTAAATGCTTTAATCCATAATTTATATGAATTATTAAATAATTCCTGAACAAGAAAACCACTTGTTAGACATCGTTGGTTACGAGTATCATCACGATCTGTTTTATCATCATATCCTTCACTTACACGTAATATTTTTCGTATACAATCTCCTAAAAATAATGCCTGTGATGTTGTATCATTCGGCATATGAATAAATAATTGATTCTTTATAATATCCAATACATGTGCTTCACTAAAACCCTTTGTTAGTGTTTTAATATATTGAATTGCAGTATAGGTATTTAGATAAGGAAATGAATCTAAAATAGAAGGTTGGAGTTTAGGCAATAATACTTTCGCTTCAGAACTCTCAAAATCTGGAAATATTATCTTTAAAATCTCCTCATCCGATTGAAATCCTAATGCACGAAATAATACAAATAATGGGATTGGTTTTCTTATAAATGGTAATGATACACGAATTGTTGAATGACTTGTATACATACCCTTTTTATCCTCATCTTTCTCCACATATCTCATCAATGCAAAAGCAATTCTCTTTACCTGTCTCGTCTTTGCCGATAAACATTCTATTGATGCATATACCTCTACTTTTGGATCATTTTGAGGTGTAATATATAATGTATTAAATGCCTGCTCTTGCCTTGTAATTAATACCTTTTCAGATCCATCTACTATAAAATAACCACCATTATCATATGGACATTCACCCGCTTCTCTTAAAAATACGTTGGGTTTATTATGAAGAATACAATAACGACTATGAAGCATAATCGGAATTTTAAATAATGGCCACTTCTTAAATGTATCCATAGGAGGAGAAATGTCCTGTATTTCTCTTAGTTCATTTGTATAAGTAATCTTTACAACAATATCAGCATATACATTAGATGCATATGTCAAATTTCTTAATCGTGCTTCATTTGGATATAAAACACGAATATCATTCTTTTCTTGAAAATGTATTGTCGGAGTACCTATTTCTACAGCGGTTCCATTCTCACCTCCTATAAATATTTCTACACGATACTTATACGTACTTGTCTTCTCATCCAATAAATCCTTCAATATTAAAATTGGATTCTTAGAACGAATAATACTTGGTAAATCCTCTTGTAAAAACTGATCATACGAATCTATATGATGTCTCGTATAAGGATATGATATCGTTGTAAAATATTTATCAATTAAACTCCTTGACAACTCCCTCGCCTGATCACCTGTTAGCGCCATCTAATTCCTATTAGAATAAAAGACTCTTATATTATGTTTTTTACACTTTTACTTTACTTTATTTTATTATCTATATTACTATTTATTAGGTAATAGTAATATATATGTTAATAATGTATTTATGTACGAAAGTTAATTACTTTTGGGTAATTGTTTCCAAGTAGATAATTAGGTTGACTTTGAACTTGATCGGGTGATGATCCTACCTGTTTTCCATAACTCATATCTTGCATATCCTGTGCAAAACTTGGTGGAGATGATGATGAAATTGGATGTTTAAATGCTTGTGAAAGAAAGGAACCTGTTACTGAACCGCCTTTTTTTCGTAATGTTTTTCTATTTCCTCCTTTCATAGAAACTTTATTTGAACCCATATCTGCTGGGACAACTGGCCATTTTGATTGACCACCTACTGGATCATATGATTGTCCTGGTTCAGCATTCCAAAAACCTTTATCCACATATTTTACTAAACTTCCATAAATAGATGGTTCACCACCTGATAATGGATAATGTCCGTCTGAAAAACTTGTAATAGAAGACCCATTTGAAGGAATACTTTCTGGAGCCAAATACATTCCTGGTCGTAATGAATAATTCACGGGTGCTCCTTCTAATGCAGTTGCACCACCTTTCTTACGAAGAGTACGATGTCTAGCCGATTTACATTGATTTAATCTCTGTTCAACAAATGCCTCTGCAGATTTCTTATTTAATTGTTTGACAAATACAAAAAACCATTCTTTTCGCAAGTCCTTAATAAGTTGATCTTTTGGTAAATGGGCTTTTATTTTTTCATTAACAAAATTCTCCATATGTTCAAATGAACGCCGTAATTCAGGAATTGTTTGAACTCCATTAAACTTTTTACTCTTTGTAGATTGATGTTTTCTTGTTTTACGAACCATTTCTACTAATTGTTACTATACTGTTTCTAGGAAACTTCTTGATAAATTATTATTCTTTTTATTTTTATTATTTAATCCCAAACTATTTGCAATACTATTTACTACATTATTTCCTTTATTGCTATTATTTAATGATACCATATTATTTGCAGTATTTGAAATAGATTCTGTAACATTATTAATTGAATTTGTAATTTGTGAAGTAACATCATTCACTGAGGGTAAATTTACATTGGGAATAGATGGAACGGGTACTACTCCTCCTGTAAAAAATGCAAGAATTCCATAAATAATATATAAAATAATAGCTAAAATCATTATAGCCGGAGCATAAATTTTTAATCCCTCCTGCCACGTACTTAGACGATATTCATATGCAAATAATTTATAATGTTGATACACTCCATATGTTAAAAAAATAATAGATAATATTGCAGCCATTAGTGGGGTTGCTTTCGGTGCAATTATAAATGTAATTGCAATAGAAACTAAAAATAAACATAAACCAGGTATAAAGAATTCCATTCTCTATATTGTTTTTTGATTTTACCTTTTAATTTATTTGTATGAATTATAAATAACTTAAATTTTATCAATTAAATCGACATGTGTCAACATGTGTTTTCGACAACAATAACGTTTAAGACCTAATGCATTTAATACTTGAAATTCAGGTGTATCCGGAACTGACTTACCATCCATATAAATAACATTCGCCTTTGATCCATTGCGAAGTTCTTTCACCTTCTCTTGATAAAATAACCACTTATCCGCTAACACATTTCCACAATTCATACAACGGATTGGAATAATCATCTTTTCTTCTAAACCTTCTGCTAAAAGCTTTTAATATCCAATTTATATCTTTTTTATAAATCAATTTTTATTTTATAATAAAAATAAAAATTTATATAAATGGTATAGTGCGTTATAACATTTCTTTTTAAAACATATTCGGAAATCAGAAAATGACATCAGTTCTATACAGTGGTGGTCTAAATTACCAAACGGGTAACCCAGTTCGTCAGGAAATTGTTGCCGTTCGTCGTGAAGTAGATGCTCTCCGGAAACAAGTAGAACAACTTACCGAAGAAAATCTAGTTTATCGTAAACATCTTATGAAACTTCTTTCTACAAATGAAGATCAATCTCAAGCTCAAGCGGCACAAGCCGAATTTACAAGAGATCTAATGCTTCTTGTATCCAGTAATCAACTTGATGCTCAACAACGCTCCGCTGGCTCAGGCACCGTACAAGGTGGAGGCTTCCGTCGTTAAATTTTATAATTCCCTCCTTAATTTACCTAAAATTCCTTCACTTATTTCAATTGAATGTTTTGAACTTAAGTGAGCTTTAATTGATTTCAAAGACAATGACGAATAGGTTCGTAATGTATCCGTGATTGTTTTCATTTCTTCTTCAGACCATTTTACTCTTTTTATCTTCTTTTCTTCTATAAGTGCTTTTTCTTCTTTGTATTCTACTATTTTTCTTTCAGGTCCATTTGATGTCATTTGTAAAGGACCAATTTCCAATAATCCTGAATGAATTTCATCATGACATTTTTGACAAATAACAATTAAATTGCGTTTATCATTCATATGAGATCCATCCTCTAAAATATTATCCTTTGCAGAAGAACGTGGTACTATATGATGCACCTCTAAATCCGAACAAATCTGTTTCTTACAAATTTCACACTCCTTTCTAATAACCTCCTTATTCCAAGAAGAATTTAATACTTCTTCTTGACGTTTTGATCCAATAATACGATGACGATTTTGTAGTGCTTGTTCAATAAATTCAAAGGGTAAATCCATTGCGCGTGCAACTTCTAATCCATATAGTGTTGATCCATTTCCTGAACGAAGAGAACGATCATAAATTAATTTTTTAGTGAAAGCATCATATTCTACATGTAAATGCCACACCTCTACACCCTCCTTTTTTGTATCCAACCATTCCGCTAAATCATGTAAATGTGTCGCAAAGATAAATTTAGCATTTTTTGATGATAACCATTGAATTCCACTTGCTACAAGTGCCTGAGCAGAAATTGATTCTGTACCCGCACATAATTCATCACCTAATACAAGTGTATATGGATTTGCATTTCTTAAAATATCACGTAATTCAGACATTTCCACTGCAAATGAAGATAATCCTGCAAATAAATTATCTTGATTTAAAATTCGTGTATAAATCGCTTGAAATGGTTTGAGTTTCATTGATTTTGCAGGAACAAAACAACCCGCTTGAGCTAATAAAATACATAATCCAGTTGCTTTCATTAATGTTGATTTTCCACTTGCATTCATACCATATACTAACCATCCTTTTGAATTACTTCCTCCCAATGAAATATTATGTTTCACATATGAAATACGTGATGCAGCAGATTCAACCAATGGATGACGAATTTGTTCAATTTCGAAAGATGATCCCTTTTCATCGATAGATTCAATAATTGGACAAATAAATCCTCTCTCTTTCGAGACACGTCCAATACATTGTGTACAATCAATATGACAAATCCAATATTCCATCATATTCCAAATTGTCTGTCCCGCATTTGAAATCGCTTGACACGCTTCAATTAAATGTTCCCTTACCAGATGCTCTAGAGACTCCCTTAATTTTTGTAATTTCGTATTTAATTGTTGTAATTTAGTACAATCAATCCATCCACCTGATTTTAATTCAGATAATTTAATACCATCTGGAAGTTGTGAATGATTCTTTTTTAGTTGTTGAAGAGTAATTGTAGAACCTTTTAAACCATATGGTTCCTTTTCACGAGATTCTAACCGAATTGCATCTTCTGAAACACAACCCTTTTCTGCAATTTCTAAACGTAATACCTGAAATCTATTTAATACTTCTTCGATTTCCCTTTCTTTTTGTCCAATATCAGGATATGTTTGAGAATGAAAAGGGGTTAGATCATTTGAAGATCGTTGTGCTTTATCCTCTGAAAAGTGAGTCTCGAAAATAATCATATATTCTTTCCATTGATCTTGAGTAAATGGCTCCATAAGAGATGTATTTGGTGTAATATGTGTCATAATCATATATATTGCAGAATAGGTTTGAAATAATCCCGCAATTTCTTGTGGTGTAACAAGACCACATAATACTTTACGATGAAGCCGTGGTAAATCAAACATAAAACGTAATTGTCTTTCTAATTGTTTAATTTGTTGTTCAGGCCATTGAGTATATTCTTGGACTTCACTTAAACGAGCTTCTATTTGATGAGAATCCGAATAAGGACTAAGAAGACGATCCCGAATACCTCGTTTTCCCATTGGTGTAATACATTTATCAAATAAACCAACCACTGTTTCATTAGGATTTAATCCTGTCATTTGTAATTGTGTAAGAGCGTGATTACCACAAATGAGACGAGATTGTGGGATCCAGGGTTCATTACGATGAAAGGATTTGAGCATACTTGGATAATGTTCTTCTACAAATTGTAAGAGATACAGAAGTGCTAATTCTTCTTGTTCTGATCGTAATCCTAAATATATTTTTGGAGGAAGTACAGAACGAATTAAATATATTTTTTGTAAATATTCTGAGCGAGATAATTCAATTGAGAATGATCCCAGAGTTTCAACTGGACGTAAATGAATTGGAATCGATGAAGAAATACCAAAGATACGACGAAAGAATGATACATCTGGTAATGAATAAGGAGACTTCCAATAAACAAGCAATTCTTTTGGTTGAAAGACACTTAACATTTGTACAAGATCGTCTGCAGTCCAAATATCAGGTCGTCCATTTGTAGAACCTGAATAAGTGATAGTTGTACCTGTAGTAAGATCAAGTACACCCGCTCCAAATAATGGAGTTTCTGAATTCTGTTGTTGGAAAAAGAGAGATAATACATAAGGGGTATCATTAGAAGTAGTATTTTCAATATGTGTACTTGGAGAAAGGATACGAGATACTTTGCGTTCTTTCACTTTACCACGAAGATCTTTAATTTGATCAACAATAATAACTGTCCAACCAGAAGAAGTGAGTCGTCCAGCCCATTTATGCATAACATAATCTGGAAATCCTGCAAATAATCCATCTTCATTTGCAGCAAAATCCCCCTTTTTAGTAGATAATTGAATACCAAGGTAATCTACGATTTCACGTACATTACATTTTGTCTCTCCTGTTTCTGTATTTTGAATATCATATAATTCATAAAATGATCCTACCATCAAGAATATGGCTGTCTTTGGACCATATTTTTGAGTGTATTCGTTGTATAGTTTAATATATTCCTCGTACATTATTATAAATTCTCTATATTTTATCGTGATAAAACTTTAAATCACTTTTTATTTTATTTTATGGATATATAATGACGCAATATTAAATGTAAATGTACTTAATACACCTAATACTAATCCTACTAATATCCCTCGTTCGTATCCATTTCTGTCCCCTTCGTCTTTTCCTTTTTGATATCCATCATTATATCCATTTGTGTAACCATCATATCTTCCTGAATGATATTTACGCTCTCCATAGTATAACATCTCTTTCATATTCTCATCATTTATCTCTTCCATTATCTTTATTATAAATATATTCATAATATTTAAATTACCAATAACAACCTTTTTCAACTCTTACAAAATGATCTGGTTTATCTTCTTTTAGGGGACGAATCCATTCATCATTTACAAATTTCATTATTTCCTTATTTGTAAACCATCTCTTTCCAATCACTCCAAAAAATAACTGTAAAGCACCTCCAATATAAATTACTGATTTATTTAATTCTTTATAAATCATATCTGAAATTAACATACCATATCCTCCTGCTGCAACCAATGCTATATCAAAATCCTCCACCCTTCTTACTTTCTCTACCAATTCATTATAATGCTCCCTCCAATCCTTATTTTCGTGATTACCTGCTAATGTTAATGGAGGCCTAATAAATTGAAATGTACAATCCTTAAACCAAGTATGATTTGGAAAAATTTCATTTAATTTTATTTTTTGTAACTGTTTTTGAAATGTATGGATAAAGGGATGTATAATAAGTATTTTTTTATTTTGTAAAGAGGATATCCAAGAAATAGAATCTTCCACATAATATGGTTCAAGACTCATTGCATTTATTTTCTGAATATGAGGTGTTCTTTTTCTTATCCATTCTTGACTACTTCCTGTAATCGCAAATACCTTTCCTGATTTTTCCCATTCCCCTATACAACTACAATGATCATACGAGTCTGTTAATTTATCTACATATTCTTTTAATGATTCATTGCTTGTTATTTTAATTCCTGCATTATTTTCTAATTCTTCTAATTGAAATTGTAATGATGTTAAATCATTTTTATAAAGAGTATGACAAACTTGTAATTCAACGCCTGCAATACGACCAATAAAAAAAGGTTGATTGGATTCAATCCATCTTTTTATATATTTATTATCCCTCTCTAACTCATTCATTCTTTCCTTTTAATATAATCCATATTTAGATTATTTTAATTGTAATAGTTCGTCTAATTCGTCACTTGTCATTGAAATAGTTTTCCAAGATTCTTGTACTTTATTATCGATATCCTTAATTTCAATAGGTTTATTAGGAGTTTCTAATGAATACATTAGTCCCTTTTTCTCCGTTTTATATACAGATAATTTTACATTATCTTCAAATTCATATTCTAATTTATCATCCTTTTTAGAAAAATGTAATAATTTTTTAATTTCACCCTCTTCACCAAGACGAATTCCTTGATAATTTGAATTTTTCAATCCATTTATACCAATCGATAATACTTGGCCATTACAATCAGGATCTACTACACGATCAATTGTAAACGTATTTGTTTTAATAAATTGTAATCGTTTATCTTTTTTTGTATCTTGATAATATCTCCAAAAAAGATAAGAAGATGTTCCTACTGTTAAAGTAAGTAATGAAATAGATGTCCAAAATCGTGAAAACATTCTTACTGATTATGATGTATATTGTATCTTTAAATGATTTGATTATTAAAGTGCTTTGCCTGCAACAATTTGAGCATCTGCTGCAATTTGTCTTAAAACGGATTCTGGCGCCTTACTAGTCGATTTAATTAATTTCTTTTGAATTAATTGTTCTTTTAATTTATCAATTGGCATATCCTTTGCTTTTCTTGTCATCTTCTTAGCACGAGTCATTCGCTTATGAAGATTACGTATACCAAGTGTAACTTTTCTAGACTTTTTAGTATGATTCTTCTTATGGGTTGTAGATTTTGGCGCTTCGACTTTTTTAGGTTGTAAATGTACTTTTTTGGTGTGTATTTTCTTTTTAAGTTCAACTTTGATATGTTTTATAGTGCCGCCAGTGTGTGACGGTATATTATATTGTGTAGTAAGGGAATTAGTGGGATTTATTAATGGTTTAATGGGAGGAGGTGATAGTTGTGGTGGATAGCGTAACCATGTATTTGAATCAGGAGATCCAGCATTAGAGACATATGGTTGTGTTGAACTGACACCCTGTACAGCTTGTCCATTTGTAGATACATCTTTAATAATTGTAGTACCGCCTTGTTGTGCCTTTTTAGAACGTGATTTCTTTTCTTTTTTAACACCCCCCGCCATATCTTGTGCAGCTGCTCCTGTAAGAATTACGTTTTTTACTTGATCACTCATCTTATTTATATCTATTATTTTATTTTTTATTCACTTTTTCATTATATACTTTATATAAGAATGAACTTAAACATTTGGTGTGGTATATATAAAAAGTCAGTCAAAAAATTGATTGATAATTTGGATATAAATTAAATTAACGCCATTTGATTTATTCTTATTGAACAATGACTTCTATCCAAGAACGAATTCCAGATTATCGTCATATTATTCATACATTTATTTCTCAATCTGATGATAAACAGCTTATTAGTCATCAGATTGAATCCTTTAATCAATTCATTGAAGTAGATATCCCTGAAATTATTCATATGGCCAACCCCATTACTTCCTATGGATCACCGGAAATTCCATTAGCTGGACCAAGATCTGCTCTTGCTACTGCTACTGGACTCTCTACTACTGCAGCCAATGCACTTATGGGCGCTTCCTCTGATCATCCATCCGTAATTAGTAAAAAAATTCAACACGAATACGAAGTCACTCTCGAATTTGAAAAAATCTCTATTCGTAAACCAACTATCTTTGAAAATAATGGTGCTATACATCCTATGATGCCCAATGATGCTCGTTTGCGTAATTTAACCTATGCAGCACCACTTAATATCGATGTTAAAGTAACCACTACCTTCATTGATCATACTCGTAACAGTATTCGTGAATCCAATGTAAGAATTTTCCCCAATGTTCATCTTGGAAAAATCCCTATTATGGTTGGATCCAAATATTGTCTTCTAAATGATCAAACACATATTCATCCATCTAAATTAGGTGAATGTGCTGAAGATCTTGGTGGATACTTTATTATTCAAGGCGGTGAACGTGCTATGATCTCAATGGAACGAATGTCTGAAAATCGCCCATTTGTATTTCGTAATGGACGTGGTAGTGCGAAAGAAATGGAAGTTGTCGAAATTAAATGTATCGGGCCTGATAATGACCAAGTTCCTAAATCAAATACTGTTAAAATTGTCTATCATCCAAAAAATCAATTAATTACTATGCTTCGTGCAACAGTTCCTCGTATTAAAACAGAAATCCCTATTATTATCCTCTTTCGCGCATTAGGTATCCTTCCTGATAAAGATATTTATGAACTTATTCTTGGACAAGATGAAGAACCATCCTATGATCCAATTATTGTTGAATCTATTCTTGAAGCAAGCTCTATCTGTACCAAAGATCAAGCACTCATTTGGTTAGCAGAACATACTAATACCTGGTCTGTTAAATCACAAAAACAAAGTAATGTCGAAGATATTATTGCAGAGGAACTCTTTCCACATATTGGTGGGCGTGATATGAACTATGAAAAGGCTTGTTTTCTTGCTCATATGGCTCGTAAGGTTCTATGGACATCCAGTAAACGAATGTCTACTGATGATCGCGATGCCTATCCCAATAAACGTGTCGACATTCCTGGATTCCTCCTTGCAGATCTCTTTCGCAAAACCTATAATAATCGTATGGTAAAAGATATGAAAGCAGCACTCTCCAAAGAAATTCACGGAGGATCCTGGAAAGCCACTGGAAATTGGTCTGAAATTGTTAATATTAATAATATTAATAAAATCATTAAATCAACCATTATGGATGTCTGTCTTAAATCATCTCTTGCTACAGGTAACTTTGGAAGTGGTAAAATTGGTGGTCCCAATAAAATTGGTGTATCGCAAGTATTAAATCGTCTTAATTATAGCGCTTCTATTTCACATCTTCGTCGTATTTCTACACCTATCGAAAAAACAGGTAAACTTATTGCTCCTCGTAAACAACATAATACACAATGGGCTTATGTTTGCCCGTGTGAAACACCTGAAGGTCACGGTGTAGGTGTTATTAAAAATATGGCCATTACCACGTGTATTTCCATCTTTAGTAGTCCTATTACTATTTATGCCTTTCTACAAGGACTTGATAAACTCGTCTCTCTTCGTGATTCTACTATCAAACAACTGCATCATAGTACAAGAGTATTTCTAAATGGTTCTTGGATTGGTATTCTTCTTGATCAAGATACAACGGAGGTTGTTAATCAACTTCGTAGAGCAAAACGATCTGGAAGACTTCATATCTATACTGGAATTATTTGGAAAAATTACTGCAAAGAATTATGGATTACAACGGAAGCGGGACGTGTTGTTCGTCCTGTTTATTATGCACCCGCTATTCGCGAAATTGCCTCTGATAAATCAGGACTCTTAAAACTCCAAATTCTTGAAATTAATGATTGGAATAAACTACTTATGTGGGAAACTCCAAATAATCATCGTCTATTTGAATATATCGATGCAGGTGAAACAGAAGGAGCTTATATTGCAATGGATTATGACTCTTGTCTAAATGATCCTTCTTATAGCCATTGTGAAATTCATCCTTCCGTTATTTTCGGAACAACCGCCTCTTATATTCCATTTCCAGACCATAATCAATCTCCACGCAATGCCTATCAATCTTCAATGGGTAAACAAGCAATGGCCATTTATTCACTTAATTTCAGAGAACGATTTGATGCAATGAGCCATATTCTATGTTATCCTGAAAAACCAATGGTATCCTCTTATATGAGTCGCCTCTTTGGTGCTGAAAAACTACCTGCTGGTCAAAATGTTATTGTTGCAATTATGACATATACTGGTTATAATCAAGAAGACTCTAATATGTTTAATCGTGCAGCACTTGATCGTGGACGATTTCGTTCTGTCTTTTATCGTACCTACAAAGATGAAGAAAGAAAAAATCAATCCTCTGGTGAAGAAGAGAAATTTTGTCGCCCAAATTCCACAGAAACAAAACATATGAAAAATGCTCACTATGGAAAAGTAGGCGATGATGGAATTGTTCCAAAAGATACCTATGTTACTCCTGATGATATTCTAATTGGTAAAGTTGTTCCTCTTCGTGTTCCTACTGGCGCCGTCTTACCTGCTGGTGCTAAAAAATCAAGAGATGTAAGCAAAATGCCGAGAAATAATGAAAGCGGTTATGTTGATAAAATTTATAAAAATCGTAATGGTGAAGGTTATTCATTTGTTAAAATTCGTATGCGACAAGATCGTATTCCAGAGATTGGTGATAAATTCTCTTCACGTCATGGACAAAAAGGTACAATGGGTATGATTATCAATCCTGAAGATATGCCCCAAACTGCTTCTGGTATCGTTCCTGATATTATTATTAATCCACATTGCATTCCTTCACGTATGACTATTGCTCAATTAATGGAAACATTACTGAGTAAAATTGGTTGTATGGCGGGATCTCTCGGCGACGGATCACCCTTCGGAGAAACAACAGTTGATAATCTTGCGGATCTGTTACGTGATCAATATGGTATGGAACCTTATGGAAATGAAATTATGTATAATGGCTATACTGGCCGTATGATGGAAACATCAATCTTTATTGGACCTTGTTATTATCAACGTTTACGTCACTGTTCTGCTGATAAAATGCATAGTCGTGCGTCAGGTCCTCTTGTAATGTTAACTCGTCAACCTGCTGAAGGCAGAGCACGAGAAGGTGGTCTCCGTTTTGGTAAACTAATTGCCAAAGTGCGATGTAAAAATCGTGCTAGTCCCATATGGAGGGGCAACACTATCAAATTCAGGGAAACTCTCGTTTGACTTCTATCTCCTAAGTATCCAATGAAAAGCGGATATGGCTACTGGGAAAACTAGTAGGTATAGGTATAATGATAGAATAGAGACAATCCTGAGCCAAGATCCTACACTCTAATGGTGAAAATAGAGTACGGATAAGGTGCAGAGACTAAATGGTAGTGGGCAGAATGCCGAGGTGTACGGCATTATTGCTTAAAATATAGTCCAGTCCCACCCGCGAGGGTGTTTATACTAAGTGTACTCAATTTCCATATTAATATTGAGTATACGAGGTATGAATAACAATGATGTTAAGAATAAATGCTTAACGGAGTAAGGTATAAACGGAAATGGAAAGAGATTGCGTTGTTGCTCACGGTATGGCTGAATTTACTAAAGAGCGCTTAATGGAATGCTCAGATCAATTCTCTTGTTATTCTTGTAAAGATTGTGGTTTACTTGCTATTGCTAATCCACAACAAAGTATTTGGTCTTGTCGTGGTTGCAATAATACGACTAACTTTAGTCATATTCATATTCCCTATGCAACCAAACTCTTACTACAAGAACTTGAAACAATGTGTATTGGTTCTCGACTTATTACAAGTCAAAAACTTATCTGTAACAATTCTTCTACATCTAAATAAAATATAAAGATTATATCCTTGTTAACACACTAATTTTAATCTTCTAAATTAATAGAAAATGAAAATTACAACAAGCTCCTATTTAGCTGAATATTTAGGTACTTTCTTTTTTATTTTAGTTATTCTTTCGAGTGGTGGTAATGCTTTAATTATTGGTGGAGCACTTGCTCTTACTATTTTTATTATTGCTGCTATCAGCGGTGGTCATGTTAATCCTGCTGTAAGTATTGCTATGTATTTACAAGGAAGTATGCAACCGGCAGATCTATTTATTTATATATTTGCACAATTATTAGGTGGTATGAGTGCCTTTTATGCCTATAAATTAACAAACTAATTTAAGAATACCAATTAACAAAAAAAATACCTTACTAAATTATATTGGTTGATAAATCATATAATATATTTTGAGATATTATTCTATTTATAATATATTTAATTTATTATAAATAGATAAATGCTTTGTAAAATTCAGAATACAAAGAAATATAAAACAAGGGATTCACCTCCTTATCCTGCACAGGAATGTAAAGAAAAACAAAAAAAAGGGAATGATGGACAATTATATAAATCACAACCTGATACACGTGGAATCTATCGCTGGAAACGTATATCAACCAAAACAAAAAAGAATAAAAAAACGCAATCGAAAAAGCGTATAATTCATCGATCTAAATATGTATTAAGTAAAACAAAAAAGGTAAGTGACAAACCAAAAACAAAAATGGACACACATTTAAAAGTAAAAGGTGAAAAAAGTTATTTAATTCATAGCAATGGAGCGCGTCCCTATATTGTATACGTTTCCCCTAAAAAGATTACTGTTTTTTTTAGGGAATATGATTCGACTCGTGATGAATATGATGAAACAAAAAAAGTAGTCGATACAGAATATGACAACGTCTTTATAGGAGATAACGAAGATAATTTACAACATTATGATTCTTTTAAGGGTCAAGATTCTGGTAATACAATATTGATTCATACAAAAAATAATGATTATATTTTTATTGGAGATGATATTTATTCATTTTCCACACCGAAAGATGAAAAAATAACTCATTATTATTCGCCTCTTGGAAATAATGATGTTCCTTATCCTTTCGCTGTTTCAAATAATTATACTTATTTTATGTTAGATAAGGTAAAATTACCAAATCAAATTATATCATTAGATAACAAAGATAGTCCATTTTATAAGGATCGGTATAGCCAATTTTATGGTTTTCATATAGAGGATAAAAAAGAGAGAAAGAAATGGGAGAAGATGATTAAGGAAATGAAGGAACCTTATCGAACAAAATTAGTTCATAGTCCTTAATAAATAAAATTATTTTTTACGAATAATAGCAAAAGCGGTAAGACATAACAGTCCGATAACAATAACAGTACCTGGTTTTTCTAAAAAGGGTGTAAATCCTTCGGTGATGGGGGAGCCATCTGGATTATATGTTTTTGGAGTTGCAACCCATTCATCTCTTGTCATATTTACAGGCATACCATTTACTTTTCTTTGAATCCATTTTGTTTGTTTGTAAATACCTCCATCATAAAAGGCAGAATCCTTTTCAGAAATCCACGGTTCTCCTGTATCAGGATCAGAAATACGGCCATATGCATCACCTACTTGTAGAGTAACTTGTTCGCATTCTGGATATCCTGAACCAAAGAGTGAATTAATAAGTGGAACTGGATTGAGAGCATTTTCCGCATCTTCAATCATACCAGGTGCTAAACCCTTTAAAGGTGGTAATCCCATTTCTTCCATTGCTTTTTTAACTTTATCTCCTAATGCATTTCCTTCTGGAATTCCTTGAATATATTCATACATATTTGCACCATTTGAACATTTAACATTTGTATTTAGAAAATAATTAATACCGAGTGGTTTAAGAGGCATACCATTGGTAAGTCCAGTAGAAGGTGCGCCAAATCCAATTTGATCTGTATAAAATCCAACACCTTTTACTGCATTAACAACATCACCGATAGAGTCGCCGACTTTTACACCTATTTGTGGTGGAGTCATCATAGCATCCGCTGGACTGTAAGGTGATCCAAAAAACCCCAAATTGGAAGGAAGCATACTCGGAAGCACTGATGTTCTTTTTTCCGAACCTTGTTGCGGAGCTTCTGGATTTGCTCCCGAACGTACATTATTATTTGTACTATTAATTAAATTCTGAATAGAACTTGACATATCTACTTAATATTAGAATCTATTTTATATTCTATAATTAATTATAGGAAAGCAAATGGCTAATAATGAAAAAAAAGAAGAAATATATAAAATATTAGGAACTGGAACTTTTGGAGCTGTATTTACTCCTGCTTTAAATAATATTAATAATAATATAACAAAAAGAAATAGAAATAAATATGTAACTAAAATCTTCTTTAATAAAACTGCTTATAATAATTTACAAACAAGACGAAATAAAATATCAAAAATAATGAAATCACATAAAGGTTCTCTATTTGAACCTTATCAACGTAATATTATATTAGGACAATTAAATAATAAAATTAAAAATACAATTACAAATACAATAAAGACAGAAATAATAAATAAAAAATTAGAAGAAAAGCTTATCGAATTAGATGAAAATAAAATAGATGAAAATGAAAAAGAAAGATTATTAAACGAATATGGAAATAAACTTAATATAGAAATTGAAATACCAAATAATACACAACTATATGGTATTCGAATGCCAATATTAGGTAAAAGTTTTGATTCGCTTGATAGGGCGTTTGTTAATAACATTTGTAACAAATGTTCTATTTTAAATATATTATCTGAATGTAATAAATTATTTAAGATTACAGAATATTTGGCAGAAAATGGGTATATTCATGGTGATCTAGAATCACGAAATATATTATTATCTATAGATCATAATAAATGTGAATTATCTATAATAGATTATGATCGTTTTGATACATTTGATGAATATATAAGGAAATATGTAGAGGCATTAGAAGAGGGTTCCTTTTTTCCATATGGCCCTCCTGAGTCTACTATATTAGTAAAAGACATTTCTTCAAATAAAGAAGATAAAAATAAAAAATCAAAAAAAAATCCTAATTATAAGAATAATATTAATGATAGAATTATTGAATGGATTAAGAATCGTATCTATTATTGGCAACATTGGGCACTTAAAAAAAAAACAATAAAAAAATATTATACACGGAATGATGAACAACAATTTACAGATGAAATAAAGGATATTGTATTTAAATTTATAGATAGTGGTAAAAAAGTAAAATTAAAATATTTTGATAATTTCATACTTGGACTAACATTACTTAATTTTTTTAGAAAATTATATGATATTGATGAGTTTGATATGGTAGGATATGAAAATTTGGAAAACAAAACAGTATTATGTAAATCTATGAAAATAAATTCAGATGAAAAAATTGCATTAACTGAATTTAGAGATAATGTACTTTATCCAATGACAAGTCTTACTGTTGAGAATAGAATAGATCCAAAAGAGGTTGTAAAGAGAATGGAAAAAATATTATGTAAATTTAATAAAAATGAAAATAAAAGTAGTAGTTGTAGTATACAAGGTGGTAAAAGAAGAAAGACACGCAAAAATACATACTACAAATAGTAATCTTTAAGTACTCCTCTATCTATTTATACATAATTTAAAATAAATACTCTATTTATTTATATAGTATCTTCATTATGCTTTGTTCTCTTCTAAAAGCATTCAAAGTCTTCTTCGTGGGAAATGCATATTATTCCTCCAGTGCCACTGTTCACTCCGACAAAAATATGTCTACCGTTGCAATCACTTATAACCTACATCACGACTCACTTCATATTGATAATTCTATTACCATAATTAATGATTATCAATATCACCACTGCTTCCCACAACAAAATCACGATAAATATATCTATCTATCTCACGATCTCCATCTAAAACTCAAAAAAATAGATAGACTTGCGTCATTTTATCATCTATCCAATTCTGAACTATATAATAAATATTATAAAAAAACAAATATTAATACTACCAAACCATCCACACGCCCTCATCCTACTACCAAACCATCCACACGCCCTCATCCTACTACCAAACCATCCACACGACCTCATTCTACTATCAAACCATCCACACGCCCTCATCCTACTACCAAACCATCCACACGTCCTCATCCTACTACCAAACCATCCACACGACCTCATTCTACTACTAAACCATCCACACAACCTCATTCTACTACCAAACCATCCAGTACAAATGCACCCACCACTAAATCAACTATTCCTCCTCATCCTATACATCATTTAGATGACATTAAATATAAAATAGTATCCGATAGTACAAATAAAAAACATATTATAGATGTATCTCCTCATTTAGAAGAAAAATCCAGAGTAACAGTTAATCAAGTTCATCATCGTCATTTACCATCGTCTACTCCTAGAACTACTTCTAAACCAATGACTGAGAGTCACCCTACACCAAATTCTGCATTGAATCATTCAAAAAAAAAAGATCAGTTAAACAACACCACCTCCAATTCCCTTTCTGGCCATCTCATTTATTATAATTCTATGAATAATACAAATACAACTGTATCGTCTACTATACAATCTTTATATATTCATAATAATACAAATAATACAAATAATACAAATAATACAAATAATACGGGGAGTACTAAAGGGAGTCCTATCCATACCATTATTGTCTTTGCCCCCTCAAGAAGATACATTCAACAGTCTGTACATAATAATTCTTCTTCCAATACTACTTCTCTTTCTAGTAATACTAATCGTATTTTTTCTGTAAATCATACTACTTCATACAAGGCTCATCGATATATATCTAAACATAAACACGATCATGAAAATGAACAAGATTATGATCATAGTGAATATGAGCATCACAGTGAATCAGATAGTGATAGTGATGAATAATTTATACTTAAACAAGTATTAAATAAAAAATAAATCTTTAAATACACAAATAATATCTTATTGGTGTGTTTAAAAATTGAAATGATTTTTTCTAAGAGAGTTAGGGTAATAACACATAATGGAGTCATTATTTAAATTACGATCAAGTCTACCAGCGATAAAAGAGATAGAATCTTTTGAGCGTTGGGAAGATGACTCCGAACAGGAGTCTAAGAAGATCGTAAATATTGATTTGGATACTTGCCCTCATTGTTTTAATAGTGATTGTTTATATTCTTCCGATTTAGTTACTTGTAAGGAGTGTGGTTATATTGTATCCCGTCCATTTGATAATACGGCTGAATATCGATACTTTTCTCAAGATGATCGTGGTGGTGATCCGACGCGTGTAGGTGCACCTCAAGATCCACGATTACCCGAAGCATCTCTTGGAACAGTTATCTTAAATGGATATGGTACTACAAAGACGATGTATCGTGTTCGTAAGTATCATTCTTGGAATACAGTACCCTACAAGGAGAGATCATTTATACAAACGTGTGAACGTCTTTCTCTTATTGGATTAAATTCTGGAATTAATCAATCTATTATTGAAGAATCTAAAAATTTATATATTACTCTTCAGGGTATTGGTGGCCGTCAAGGTCTTAGTCGCGATGCCCTTCTATCTGCTTGTTTGTATATGAGTCTAAAACAATCAGGATCCCCTCGTAAACCAAAAGAAATTGCTGAAATATTTGGTCTACCTTCCTCTACTTTTACAAAAGCCCTTAAACAAATGCAAGAAGTAATGGCTCTTGCTCGTCAGAAGGGACTTCTCCAATTAACTACTACAAATAAACCCAGTCAATCAAGTACTAAAGCTGTTGAATATATTCAACTTCCACTTAGTCGTCTTCCTATTCCTCGTAATCAAATGGACCATTTATTTACATTATGTAAACAAATTGCTGAAAAAGCAGAAGAAGCAGGATTATCTCAAGAAAATATGCCTCCAAGTTTAGCAGCAGGATGTGTAGCATTTGTCATTAAACGCTGTGATAGTCTTCAAATTTCTCTCTCTAAAATCGCAGAAGCTAGTGAAATCTCTATTGCTACGCTACAAAAATGTCTACGAAGACTTGAGAGCTATAGTGAAACTCTTGAAACTGTTTTGTAAAAATAATTATTTTACTCTGATAGAATGGGAGCAGGTGAATCTGTATCTCGTGATCTTACTCACGAAAAATTATTTGAACTTACCAAAGATACACGAAATGTTATGAATTATATCCTTGAATATATGATCAAAGAAGTTACCGTTAAAGATTTTGTTGCACTATCCAGTCCTACTGAATGTAAAAAATATGTACTTTTTATGGCTAATACTATCTATAAATATTTTTATGAATTACAAATCGAACCCGTTAAAGATAAAAAAGGTATTATTGCATTTCGTAGCATTAAAGATTTAACTGGAACTACACAAGAAAGAGATCAAGAAAAACAAAGTCTATGTCTTATTCTTGCTTATTATTATGCACGAATCTTTCAAATCTATGGAGCTCTCGCACTAACACTTATTGATGATATTTCTTTTATGAGTAGTACGGGTATCCTTTCTACCATTCAAGGTGACCAACAACGACTCCTTGCACCTGGACAACGACAAGTTATTTATGGTGGCGAAATCTCCGAATCTACTCTCGGTCTCTTCGCTTTCCTTAAAGATTTTTTAAATGAACCTCTACAGTCACAAGGATATTTAACTAAATTTAGTAGTAAAGTCATACCTAACTCAAGAGTATATTTTCAATTACCAGAACCACCTAAATCATCATCTACTGATCCAAGTCTTATTATACGATCCTCTGAAAATAAAGCAACCTTTAAAATCAATGATGGATCTTCTACACGTTATTCTACCCTTGAAATTATGACCGAACAAACTACCACTACCTCCTCCATTTATTCACAACCCTCTATTTCCTCTTCTAACCCACAAATTAAAGTCACCATCGGAAAACTATCATACTTTAAAAAAGATTCATCTACCGAAACTACTATTGAAATACCTTCCACTTACTTATCTACCAAATTATTTCAAGTTATGCAATATACCCTTCCTGATAAAAAAACAAGTTACTATATTCTTGTTGGTAAAGATATCCCATTAAATGATTTCCTAAATGGATTACTTGATAAAGTTGTTTATTTTGTAAGAGAACTTATTAAAACAGGATCCCCTCCAGATAAATTCCCCGAAATAGTTCAAGATCCTATAACTGGACAATATATCAGACGAAATACACCCAGTAACTCCACTGCAGCCGCTTTATCTGTTAGTACAACCGAAAAAGATACAGTAGAAGAATTAAAACTTAATAAAATTATACATAATCTAAAACAAACCAAACCCCTTGGACATTGTATTGCAAGAGCATTACAGCTATTACGAAATGTACCCTTTAAGGACGAAAAAGGTGTATCTTATATTTGTAAAGCTAAATTTTTTGAAATTACTTCAAAAGATTCGGATGGTACACAAACATCACGAAGTGGAATCCCTATACAAGGCGAAACAATTAGTAGTAGTCCAGGCTTATTATCTCTTTCACAGCTTTTTTATGATACTATTTCAATTGGTACTCCTAAACTTGTTATTAACGAAAAAAAAGGTCCATCTGGTAAATCATCTCTTGATCAATACATTGAATTTATGACAAAAATGTCTATTCTTTTTGGTAATGGAAAACCAGAACCCGCTACAATAATACAGTCTGGAATACGCTCCATCTCTAATAAAAGAGATAAAGAAATATGTTCTGAAATTAAAATGGAAAATATAATTATCCCCAATACTGTTGCAAAAAATGTATATACAATTGTTCAACAACTTTATCAACAACAATTACAACATTCATCCGTCTGTGGATCCATCTTCAAATTGTTATTTAATATTAAACGCGACCCTTCTAATAGACGTGTTACTATTTCCCTTAGTGATAATATCCTTAAAAAAGGTGTACCCGAAATTAATCGTATTAATTATATCGCACGCGAACAACTTATTAATTATTATACAAATTGCGAAAAAAAATATCTTGATGGTGTTAAAATGGTCGTCGATTCCATACGAAAAGAAGATCCCAAACGAAAAACACAATTAGAAGAAGAAGCAAAACAAACAAAATTACGACAATTACACAAAATACGTAATAGTTATCGTGAAAAATTACAACAAGCACAAAAAGATCAAGATACAGAGGCAGCTAAAAAGGCACAAGACGGAATAAATCGATATACTAAAGAGGCTGAAGAATATACAAAAAAATTACAAGCTGATAAAACACAACAACAAACTACTGAACAAAAAACAGTACGATTTGCAAATAAAACTAGTTAAATAAACAAACAGTATGATTTGCAAATATACAATTTATATCTTTATTCCTTTATCCAAAATATTATATTATATGTTAATTCATTATACTATATGAATTGGTTATAGATATATTTGTAGCCCATTGATATACATACCAATAAAATGATCCATCTACTTTCCATAAAGAGGAAGATCCAACCCATTTTTTATTAATCCATAAATAATCATAATGATTTGCAACACTATCTGATAATTCTTTTGAAGCTTCTTCACGAATTGTTGAATTAACAAGTGAATTTTCTAACCACGCTGTTATCCAACCTATTTTTTTATATTTACCATCTTCTTCAATTCTCTGAAAAGTATCTTGAAAACAAACTAAAATCATATAATAATCTTTTTTATATAATTTCCAAATCTGATTGGTAGATTCTTTATTATAAATAATAAATGTATTTGGATAAATCTTATAATAACAATTTATTATTTTATATACCCTTTCAATCGTTAATAAATAAATATTTTTTGAATGATTATAATTCTCTAATAAACGATATACATATGTACTTGAATAAAGTGGTAAATGAATAATAGAGAGAATTGAACCTTCTTTTAAAAACATAGCGTGTGGAATATGATGTTTATTTGCATATTGATGTAAATATGTTAATAAATAATCACCAAATCCCTTTTTCCTCCAAAGCGGATGAATACAAAAGCAATCTACTACATAGATTGGCTCATTATCCGATGATATAAAATTACCTATAAAATGATACCTTATTGTTCCTAATATCTCTTTTGTTTTTTTATGACGAATGAGAAATAAAATATCATATCTTTCAAGTAATTTATTTGGTGGAATATCTAAAATTGGTTTTGAAGGTGGATTCCCAAAATAAGTTTTTAAAAAATGTGTGATTTCAGAAAGAAGAGATAAATCCGCGGATTGATTTATTTGCTCACACACATAATCCACATCTAATATTATATTCTCTTTATTAAATTCATATGATATAAATTTATTACGAGGATACAATGAATAAGTAAGATTTAGAAAAGGATATGTATTCCAGAATACCATTTTATATATGGAAGGTGTGTATGTTTTATACGGTGTATAATAATTTAAAAAATGAAGATAAAGAAGAGTTAGTAAGAATAAGGTGAGAGATGGAATATCGTCGTCGTACATTAAATACAGTATTCGATGAAGAAAATCCTAGTTCTGGAGAAAATATAAGGAATATGTCAATTGAGGAACACAATTGCTATCAATATGAGGGTCAATTTCAATTCTGGAGAGTAATTGGTAATGGTTTATATTATTCTTGTGTATCGTGTTTTCGATATTTTACAGAATCGCTATAAAATTGATAAATAAAAAGATCTAATGATTGTATAAAAGATAGATTATTGATGATGACAAACAGATCAAAGACTCGTTGTGAACAATGCAATAAAAAATTAGGAATAATGGTCTATATTTGTAAATGTAAAAAACAGTTTTGTGTATTACATTTACAAGCAGAAGAACATCAATGCACGTATGATTATAAACTAGAAGGAAAAAATAAAATTAAAAAAGAAAATGATGTTGGACCACTCTCTGATAAATTAGAAAGAATTTAAAGAAATTATGAACCTGTATTCGGTTGTATTCCATTAATTCCACCTACACTTACTGTTACATTATTTCCAATTAATCCTCTAAAATAATCTGTCTGTGCCCCTGCTACATAACCTACAAATCTTGACGAATCTCCATCTGAATTTTGAGGATTATTTATTAAACCATTACCATTTACATTATTTATATATAAATTACGAGAATAAACTTGATTTTGCAATCTTTGAATAATTACTCTATTATCAAAATTACGATTTGACATATCTAATTAGTATTTATTTTATAAAATTCTTGATATATTTTGAAAATAGAGTACTGCGATATCTGGACACCATCTCGGATTTAATCTCGTTTTTTTTGGATCAAACCACGCAACTGCATCTTTCTCTCTACGATCCCTCTTCCATCTCTTAAATGCATTCGGATGCTCCTTTATCCACTCAAAGGTCTCAAATGATTGATTAATTTGTTCCTCATCGACCAATCCTTGAAAGATATGATATTGAAAATATTCATTTTTCTTATAATTCGTCTCCTGACCCTGAAATACCAATCCTGTATGCTTTAATCCCATTATCCTTTTTATATGTGACTCCTCTTCTGTTTCTCTTCTTACATTCTCCTCCAATAAATCCAAAATACTACTATTCCGACTCATATCTTTTCCTTCCATCTGACCCTTTGGAGGCTCCCATGCGGCTGTTGTCATTCTTGCTCCTGTTCGTTTTACTACTAAGAAATTAATTGGATGAAATGGTTTATTCATTGGATGCAAAAATACACACGATCGTAAATATACTCTCCAACCCTCTGTTGGATGCTCCACATATGCGTATCTCTTTTCTGGATCATAATTTGATCTCTCCGATCCCCGTATAAGTCCCTTTTGAAATATATCTAATAATTGTTCCAACATTATCTCTTCTATTCTCTTAGATTACATAAATTTAAAATTAATATATATTCAATATAGATATTAGAAAAATGAGTAATGAAAAAAAGAAGACAAGTGAAGAATTATTAGAAAGTATTAAAAAAGTACAAGTATTACCACTTAATAGTGAAATAGACATTTTTCTTAAATCTGGTCCATCTAAAGAACAAATAACACAATTAGAAGACTTTGTAGATAGTATTTACAAAACTATTAAAAACAATCCAAAATCAGCAGAAACTGTAACGAGTTCAAAATCCCGATTAAATAAAATTAAAAAATTTATTAAATCTAAAAACACTTCATCACTACCCTTATCATCATCACCCTCATCATCATCACCCTCATCATCATCACCCTCATCATCGTCATCATCACCACCCTCATTATCACCCTCATCATCGTCATCATCCTCACCAAATTCTATAAATTCTAGTATATTACAACAAACAAAAGGAAAACTAAGACCACCTCAACAAACAAATGTTACAACTATTTCAAATCCCCCTTTAAGTCCTCCTACTGCAACTGGTATAAAAGCTACTGTAACTATTCCAGGCAAATCACCTTCTACATTTACTGTAATTCCAGATAGTACATCAAGTGGTGGTAAAAGAAAATCTCATAAACGTAAACATCATAAAAAATCACATACACGCAGACATATGCGTAAGAAGTCCCATAAACGACGTCATTAATCCATTATATACCGATAAAAAATTGTATAAATTTAAAAAATATTTTTTACGATTTTTTAAAAATGTGTATAAATGCTTCCGACAACCCTTTTCAAAATTCTCTCTTTTGCACTCAAATAAAATATCAAGAATAAATATAGAGAAATGTCACGAAATCGTAGAAATGCTCAAGAAGTAGTAAATGCCGCCGCTAATGGTGTAGTTCAGGGTGCTAATGCTGTTGCTGTTGCTGCTGATAATACTTTAGTACCTCCTAGTTCAGGTATGAATCGTAATAAGAACACTATGTCAGGTGGAAAGAGACGTACCCACAAGCGCAGACATCACAAGAAGTCTGGTACTCGTCATCATCGTGTCAAGAAATCTTGTGGTGGAAAACGTCACTCTCGTCGCAAACATCACTCCCGACGCAAACGTCATTCCCGTCGTCATTAAATCCTTTATTCCACATTTCTAGTAAAAAACAATAAATAACCATATTGAAAGGATAAAGGCATTAAATCAACATATTTTGTATATGCCCAACCATTTTGTTGAGCTTTCTTAACAATCTCGTCGATACTCGGCATATACAAACGATGTCTCTGTCTTCTTACCGATCCATCCTTAAAACGAAAGGTTTCACGAAATTCCGCCTTTGGATCATCCAACTCAAATACCGCCTCATAATCAAACTTATCAAATACCACCTTTGATTTTGTTATTCTATCCTTTGTATATCTCTGTGGAGATACTCCTACCCAGGGGTTACTTGAATCAAGTACAGGTTCGAATTTATATTTATTGACAACTTCAATTGCAAGAGTACCATTGGGTTTAACCCATAAGTGTAGGTTGCGGAAGAGTGTATCAAGATCACGAAAGTAGTAGACTGTAAAATATAATAGACAGGCTGCATCAAATTCGGCGGCTCCTGCCGCACCTGGTCCAATTAAATCTGTATTGCGAAATTCAATATCTTGTTTCTGAATATCTGTTAAGGTTGTACTTGGTAAAGTAGTTCCTTTTGCATATTGAATCATATCTTTACTTTTATCAATACCAACAACGTGTTGAGCTCCTAATTTGACAAATGAGCAGGTTCCAATACCAATACCACATCCTGCATCTAAAATACTCAATTGATTTGTGGACATATGTTTTTTAAATTCTGTCATACATAATGCAGTTTCTGCTTGAATTAATTTTTCATTTTGAGTTAATTTCGTAAAAACAGATGCATAAAATTCATCAAATAATTCGTCATTATCTAACCATTTATATTTAGTTTCATCCGCATCAGAATCACTTACAAAACCCTCTTTAATTGCTCCATACTTTAATGTAGTCAATTTATCAATAGATAAAATAATAATATAACTTACAAGTATCATAAGTAAGCTAACCATTAAGATGGTTTCCCAAGTATCAAAAGTAAATAAAGTGATTAATGCAGCTAATAAGATAATGCTAGCATAAATGACTAATTTTTTAAAAAAATCATCAGTCCAATTCATTGTATCTTCTACTTTCTCTATGAATAACTATTTTCATCTTTTTTTCATTGTGTGACGAGGAGAATGTTTTGTATGTTTTTTACGACAAGTGAATACACCTTGTTTAATTCCACAATCACTTGAATAATGAGCAATTTTTTTGCAAATGGAGTGATAAGGATCCTGAAAAGAGGTATCAATGGAACATCTCATTTTCCATAACCAGGAAATAGTGGTATGTCTGGTTTTAAGAGTAGGTGGATTATGTTTTTCTGCTTCTTTCCATTGTATTCTTACATCATTAGGTAAAACAGCCGGAAGAAGATTCCAAAAACGTTCAAACCAAATAATTCTTTCTTTTAGAGGAAGTATATTCCATTTATTTTTTTCACAAGAATCCTTGCAATTAATTACTTCAGGAGGACAATTAGGCATTGGTTTTGAATACAATTGCTTTTCTTTTGGATGATGATATCCAACCGAAAAAAGAAAATCCCAAAAATAGGTTAATTTCTGTTTCCAAGAACATTTATGCATTTTTTCATATAATTTTTTTACTTGTTTATAAGTAGGATCTGAATTTGGATTTAATCCTTGTTCTCGTAATTTATGATTAACGCAGTTATGTATGAGGAACATCCATCGTTTAAGATCAAAGGATGGACTGATCCAGCCATTAGAGATGGAAAATGGATGGATACGATAATAATCTGTAAGAGAGGATCTACAGAATTTGCAAGGTAAGATATAAGGTAATGTTTCAAAAAAAGCGGCATATAGTATAGCATTTTCGGAGGAATAATCATAATCAAACGTAATTAAATGAAGTAATTTCCAACCAGATGGACCCCAAAATCTCGTATCCATATTCTAACCCTTTTTAACAATTATTCTCATACCATTTTATAAATGAAAAGATATTCAAATATCTTTTTATTTATTTTAAATTATTAAATAAGGGTGTTAAAGATAATTAATCCATACCAAATCCTCTATAGCTGAGAGGTGCTAAGTATGGTCGAACTAATGAATCATCGACTACATTTTCTGCTTTACATTTAACTGTGGCCGGAGGACAAGATTGTCGTGGACAAGGGGCACAAGGTGCACATTTAGTGGGTTCGGCACATTTAACCTCTGGACAACGAGGACGAGGACAAGGTGGACATTCACCCTTTGGTTTCTGACATTTTGAACAATCCAATATTACTGGTTGCTGTTTTGGTACAGATGACTTCAATACATAATTACTTAAATCAGGTACTGGAGGACATTCACTCTTTAGAATATAATTACTCAAATCAGGTACAGCAGGACAAGGTGGAATAGAACTTTTTAGTACATATTTTGACATATCTGGCTGTTTACACTCGGAACATGCCGGACAAATTGGACGTGGTTTAGGTTTTGAACAATTACAAGGAGAATCTCCACCACAATTAGTACAATTATTTCCATAATCCTCAAATCCCTCTTTTTTCATTAATTTTGAAATGAATAAGCCTAATGCAAGGCCTACCGCAAATACGCCCATTAAATGAACCGACGATGACATCATTCTGTTCGTAACCTACTTTTTAAATACTATTATTTCGGTTAATTACGAATTTATTTTATTAATATAAATCATATCCTCAAATTGACCTAGTACAATATTAATTGCTACAAATTTCCCATTATTTATAATCTCTTCTAAATCTTCTCTTAAACAAATATACCTTCTTGAAAAATAAGTATGTAACATTTTTGTATCTTCCAAATATTTTTCAATAAAATAATACGCTGAATCCGATGAATGGAATATACCTAATACTTGTCTCTCAGGTATTGGTTTATCTACTGCACGAATGGTTATATCCGATTCTACTCTATATTTTATATCCATTTTGCTTTCTATTCACTATTATTATTTTGCAATTCTCCATCCCTTCCAATCCATCGGAGGACATCCACACGTCTCTGGTAATGCAGGATCCATTGTTGCCTGTAATCTTGTACAAATCATCTTTACATATCCCTTCCACGAAAAATTATCAGATACTTTTCTATCTTTTGTCATAATTCCAAAATCTTCTTGTTTTAATCCTCTTGCTTTTACTTGAGCCTCAATCTGTTTTGCTCTCTCTTTCCAATCAAATTGTGATGGACCACGTCCTGCATCCATTGGTGTTGGAGCCAAACGGTCCGTTATCGGAACCCCCCCATCCATTGGAATAAATTTAGAATTTGTTACATTCTCTAAATCAACAATTGATGGAAATCCCGTCATCTCCACGGTTGAATTCTTTACTCTATCCATCTCCGCTTCCCTTGGTGATGTATATTTCACCGCAAATGATGCACTTATTCCATTCACAATTGTATCTCCATATTTATCCACTAATTTACTTATCTCACGCATTGTTTCTGGATCCTTTCTTACATTTGATGGTAACATATTACCCAATCCCGCTGGTAAATTCAATGTCTTAATTAATCTCGGCAATGGCTCAGATGGCTTACCCAATATCGGTAACGCCTTCTCAATATCTGCCTTCATAATTGGAATCTCTACTGACATTAATGCACCAGATCTTACCTGTGTAAGTATCTCTTCTACATCTTTTTTCATTTTAGTAAGTCCAGATATGCGTGCTTGTACGATGGGGTCATTTGTTCCACTAGCGGATAGTCGAAGAATTTCACCTTGTATTTTTCCTACAAATCTTTCTAAATCGAATGGAGTTGCAATTTGACCTGTATTTGGATTATTTTGAAATCCTTCGATTGATCTGACAGAGTCTACAGGTTCTGTAAATTCATAAATAGGTCCTTGAATGGGCCCTGCACTCCCAATTAAACGGACCTTCTCCTGTAAATAGGATAAATTAGATGCTATCTCATTCAAATGAGATAATGTAATTGTTGGTTGTAACCCTGGATTACGATTTAATACTTGTACTTCTGTTTGTAATGTATGAAAGTCACTACGAGCTGTAGTAAGAGGTAATTGAATTGTTGGATCTGAATTTTCAGAGATTTCTTGTGCCTCAAATGCTAAAAAGCCTTTTATCATTTCTAACATTGAAACCAATTGTTGACGATTCGCTTTAATAAGTGTTGTATCCTGATAAGGTAATGGACTCATTGCTGCGATTTGTTCATATGGTGCAACAGGTAATTGTCCTGGTAAGTTCGATGGTTCTACATTATTTTGCTCTGTGTCTGTAGCCGGAGGAGAAGAGAGTCTCGTTGGAATTTTATTTTCTGGTATTTTTACCTGATGTGATGGTGGTTTATTGAATGGATCAAATCCTTCTTTAGTCGATACAAAACAGTAAACTACTAACAAAATAAACAGTATTGCTAAGAACGCAAACATCCTACTTTCTTATTTTATCTTTTATAATACTTCTTCACTCCATTTTATTTATCTATTTCCTCTTTTCCTCTTTTCCTCTTCCCTCTTTTCCTCTTTTTCCCTTTTTCTCTTTATTTTTAAATAATTATATCTTTATAATCATTTAAAAATAAATATAATTAATCATTATATAAATAGTTAAATTATATACTATATTTAATAATCAACGGAACATCCCCAACAAGGGATTGCATCTTTTTTAATATATTGTGTCATATCAGGTAAGGGAGGACAAGAACCATCGGGATTTTTTGGACAACGAAATTCCGTATCCTGATAACACTCGTCATCCTTTGGTTTTAAACATCCATTTTCATATTCTTTTCCCTGTTGAGTAGATATTGATCCATTATTAGAATCATCTGTATCTGATTCATTATTTTGTGAATCCATCTGTTGTAATAAATTACGATTTGCAATTAAATCACTTGTAACCACTTTTTGTATATCTTTTAATATATTAATTTTTTGTTGTAAATTCATTGCATTAAATCCTGTTTCACTTAATGTAACATCAGGTACAATATCATTTCTCTGTGGAACTGAACTATTATCTAAATTATTTTTATCTTGAACTAATTTCTTTTTGTCAGCATCTAATTGTTTAACATCATCTCTTAGTTTAGCGAATTCATTATTAATAGTATCCTTATCTGAATTTGATCTTAATTCACTTCTTAATGTATTTTTATCAGAATCAATTAGATATCTATCTTTTGACACATTTAGTAAATCATTCACTATATTCTTTTGTGCGTCTGTTATTGTCTCAAACCCCTCTTTATTTGCGTAATAGGATAAACTAATAACGACTATTAATACAATTACTAATCCACATAAAGTTAGTCTAAGAATCATTACTACTAATAATTAGATACTTTACATTTTTCTTATTATTTATAGTTAAAAAATTGAATAAATACAGATAGAATAGAGTGGTAAGTAAAAAGAATGTCAGGATTAAAAGCAAGATTTGCAGATGATCAAGTGATTGAAATTGGTATTGATGAAGCCGGACGTGGATCCTTTTGGGGACCCATTATGGCTGGTGCCGTTATCTTACCTAATGAATCTGATTGGACAGATACACAGCGATCACTCTTAATACAATTGCGTGATTCTAAAAAAATTAGTCCAAAAAAAAGAGATAAATTATATGAACAGATTAAATTAGTAATACCGTCTCATTCGATTGGTATTGTTTCCGCTCAAGAAATTAACGAAAAAGGAATTCAATGGGCAAATAAAGAAGCATTTCGACGGGCCGCCCAATCCGTTATTTCTTCAAATGATCTTCAATGTCGTCTATTAATTGATGGTACTCTTTCAATTGATGATTGGAAAAATGAACAACAGTTAATTATCGAAGGTGATGATCAATATATTGCAATTGCGGCAGCTTCTATTCTTGCTAAAGTTGAACACGATCGATGGATTCAACAATATTGTACAGAATATCCGGAATGTAACGAACAATATGATCTTATTGCAAGTAAGGGATATGGAACAACGAGGCATCGGGAAGGAATAAAACAATATGGTGGTCACGAGTTACATCGTATGATATATATTCAAAATTGGTTACCAGGTTCTACCAAGAAACCAAAATTAAAGAAAAAACAAATAAATACAAATCAATGTATGATCCAATTTAATGGGATTTAGTTGCGACGATTGCGCTTGGTCTTATTGCGATTACCACCATTGCGACGATTACGACGCTTTCCACCATTTACAGTGCGATTCTTGTTGCGACGATTCTTGTTACCTCCGTGAGTCTTATTGCGACGTGATTTTAAAGCCATTTCTATATTTATTACTTAGATAATTTTTTACGCAAATCCAACCGTAATAAATTATTTATTATTTTATCATTCGATTATTCAACTTTCTCCGTAGTCTTTTTATTTTTAGTTAAACTCCATTTTGTGATTTATTTCGTAAATTTTATTAATAAATTAAAATATATGGTTAAATACAATTTAGAACATTTAACACAAAATGACGATCAAAATGTATCCGGACCCATACAGGATGATGAGGCTTTATTTTTATATTCAATAATTCGTAGTAGTAGATTACAACGAATTTTAGAAATTGGTGGATTAAATGGATATAGTGGTAAAAACTTCTTACAAGCATTATCTTTTAATAATAATGGTGTATTGTATACTTGTGATATAAATCCTGTCCCAAAATTAGCAGATAATCATAAATTATTAATTAAAAATGCATTAGATGTTACATTAGAAGATCTTGATAATAAACCTCTTGATTTAGTATTTTTTGATTGTCATCATATGTTACAAATGGAAGTATATCATAGATGGGTACATCATAATATTATTAATGATAATACGATAATTGCATTACATGATACGAATTTGCATTATCCACCCTATCAACATTCAGGAATTTATATACCTGAAGAAAATGGTTATGTACATCAACAAGTAGAACGATTAATGGTCAATTTATTTAAAAATCTTGGATATGATATATTTAGTATTTCAACTGATATAACAAAACATAGTAATGAATTTCCTGTTCGTCACGGTATAACTGTTTGTAAAAAATTTAAACCATTACGTTATCAATAATTTGTATTTAATCATATTTTAATTTTTTATCAACCCATGTGTCCAAAATAGCTAAATCAAGCGCTCTAAAACGTGGAAAACGTTTTCCACTATATACATGCCCTTCTTTCCTCTCAAATGTAACAAATTTCCCTTTTGGATCTGACATTTTACTATGTTCTGGAGTTAAATATCCTCTTAATCGTTGTATCCATTTAAATGATTCATATGCAAATACTTGTTTATCAAGTAATCCTACACGGCTCATTACAAATACACCAGGAGCTCCATCTGTTGGAAGTGTATTTATCGGTGAAACCGATAATAATTCCTTAAAATCCATTACCTTTTTAAATGGATTACCAAATTCTTCAAATTCTCCTATTGTTAATGGTAAATCTGGATTTGAACTTGTTCTTAATACATCAACATAAGGTACTTCTGTAAAGGCTGCACCGACAAGACTTCCATTTGGAAATCGCGATACAATTGCTCCAACTGGTAATCCGCCTGCAGAACGACCATAAATTACAGTCTCTTCTGGTCCTAAATGTAATCGATCCTGAGAATGACGGATAACTGCTTCAAAATCATCTACACTTACGTGACGATTTTGACGACGAGCTGCTTCTGCCCACGCTGAATCAACATCTCCTCCTCCACGTACAAGAGCAAACACAATCGCCCACTTTCTTTTTAATAATGGATACCAATTTTGATAGGGCCAACCAATCGGCGTCGTAGAACCATATGCACCATATACATAAATAAATTGCCCCTTTGGTTTTATACCCTTCTCAAATAATGTAATATATGGTACCCTTGTACCATCTTTTGATGTTGCATATGATTTATTTACTATTAATGGTCTAAATGAAATTGGTTTTTTAATTGGATATTGAATTGGGATTTTAATAACCGTGTCATTTACAAATTGAATGGTGTATGGATTTTCAAAGGGCGATTTAATAATTGCGTGATTTGTAATTGAACCCTCCCACGCTTCCCAATAATTCATATGAATCACTCCTGCATTAATTTTAAATATTTTTTTTGGTTTTTTATGAGCTGCACAAAACCAAATTGTTTCAGCACCCTCGTGAATAGTAACCACGTTCCCTGTATTAATATTTAACCATTCTATTTCCTCATCTGGAAGAATCCATTCACTTATTGGCTTTCCATTTGCCTTCCAAGGCTGATCACGCGAATTTCTAGTTAATATACAATCTTCTCCATTATTTGAGCGTCCAAAAGGTAATTCAATTAATGATTTCCTAAAAAGTAAAGTAAGATGTAATCCATTAATTCTCCATATTTTATTTTCAATTGGATATTCAGACTCTAAATAAAGTGTACGATTTGCACCCTTGTAAATATTTAAACGCCTCTGTTTATCTACTTCTTCATACAAAATATGCTCCTTTTTCCCTGTAAATGCATCACATACACATAATATTCCTCCTTGTAATTCTTCTTTTACTGTGATATAATAACAATATTGATCAATCACTGCAACACTTCCTGTTATATTATTTTTTTTCCAAATAACTTTTCCAGAGGAATCTTCACAGATGAGTGTTATTTTATAGGGTGATTTATTATATGGAATTGTATACCATACATAATTTTGTTGAACATCAATATCAAATGCAGGTTTACATTTCTTTTCCCAAGACCATTTCCAATAAAATTTAGCATTTGGATAAAAAATAATATGAATTGATCCGCATCCAATACTGAAACCGGGTATAACAAGATATTGTGTCATATCTTGTAATTCCTTTTCCATTTGTTCACTTTTCTTATGAACAATTGATTGAGAAGAAAGAGAGTGAAAATGATGCTTTTCTTTCATAATTAAATTCTCCCACCGTTTTCCCTTCATCGATTCCATCCAAGCCCAAGGATCTTTCCATTTTAAATATCCTATATCCCTTACCTCTTCTGCTGTCATTCTATTATATCTATACAACTTAAAAGATTATTCTATTCTCATAGTAAATGCCACAACCCTTAAGTGTTACTATTATTTATAATAAAACCAATACATTTGGATTAAATGACGATGTAATTGTGATTGAACGTTTATTAAAAAAATTACAGGAATCGATTAGTCAGACAATTACTAAGCCAAAAGTGATGGATATAAGAGAACCACCTTGTCCTTGCGATATTCAGTTTCATTTAGAGATCCCTGTATTTAGTGCAATTCCTTGGGCACATACAAATGTATTATTAGTTAATTCGGAACAATGGTCGTATCATTATGATACATATGTGCACGCATTTGATATGTTATTATTTCGTGATCATCAATCCGCTGAACATTTTCGTAATGATTTTAAAAATAAAGGATTACCAACCGATACTATTTTTGAAGTAAAATGGTGTGATTCGTGGAAAGTACAAAATCTTGTTTACCGCCCAAAAGATCTTCATTCTGGATTTGTATGCTTTTTAGCTGGATCAAAATCTAAATTAGAATATGTAATGAAACTAGTACCTGAATGGAAAGAATCTGATCCTCCTCTTACAATTTATACTACACGAAATGACTTTTTAGACAATTTACAAAAATTAAATCTATCTTCAAATGTTTCTATTCGATGTGAAGATTTATCTATCGAGCAACAAATGCTTACTCTTTCCTCCTTTACTGGATCACTTGTCTGTAGTCAAGCAGAAGCATTCGGTTATGCAGCATCACACTCTGAAACAATGGGATTATTTACTATTATGAATCAATTACCAGTCTTCTTAGAAAATTATTCTACTATGAATGGTGTTAGTTGGTTAACAAATTCCTATCAACCCTCACCTCTTGTTCGTCAAGATCTTGCTCTACCTACATCCTCCCTTCGCCAAGAATTAGACCACGCATTCCAACTCTTCCATCAAGCAGATAAGTCGTCCTCTCTCTTTTCCTCTCGACAACAATCGTCTAATCAACGATTCTCAGAATCAGTCTCTACCTTTATCCCTCTCTTACAACAATTGCAATCTCTTGTTCAACAACGAAAACCCTCAAAAGGTATTCATCATCTACCTCCTATCCTTAATCCACAAGATTGTCCGCCAATCTCCATCATTACTCCTACCTATAATCGTAAAAAACTATTTGATATCGCCTTCCATAACCTACTAAGTACCGATTACCCACTTAATAAAATTGAGTGGATTGTTATCGAAGACAATGAAAAAACTCCACATATGGTTAGTGAAAATATTATTAATTTCCAAATTCAAGTACCTCAAATTAAAATAAAATATATGCCTATTGAAGGTCGTATGTCTATTGGTGAAAAACGTAATTGTGCAATTAAAGAAGCTACAAATGATATTATTCTTTTTATGGACGATGATGATCATTATCCCACTACCTCCTTTCGCCGTCGTGTTGCTTGGCTCACAAAAGGTGTTAAACGTGGTGAATTATCTGCTCGTATTGTGTGTTGTACTACTATCGCCTTATATGACCTAAATCGTGGTACAAGTGCTGTTAATGTTCCGCCATTTGATATTCCTTTTTCTCAACGAATTTCAGAAGCAACTCTTACTTTTTATAAATCTGCGTGGACAGAACGACCTTTTACACACGTTAGTTTATCCGAAGGTGAAGATTGGATTCAAGGTCGTGAAAATCAAGTCATTGAAATTCCTCCACAACAAATTATTATCGCTTTTTCTCATAGTTACAACCAATCTAGTCGACGTATCCCTCCTCTTGATCAACCCCCCTCCTGCTTCTGGGGATTCCCCAAAGAATATCTCATCTTTGTACACAACCTTGTCGATGTACAAATTGAAGAACAATCCTCTAAAAAGAAATAAATTCATTATTTATTTATTATATTCTTATTATAAATCTTTTTACCACCTCGTCTTGGTCTTTTACGTGTAGGTGATAACTGTGTTAATAAATCAGTTGTTTTTTCCGCAGTATTTGCTATAGATTGCGCTTGTGCTTTTACTTCAGTAGGTAGTAATGATGTTGCGACATGTGCTCCTACTTTTAGAGGATTGTTAATTATTTCTTTTGCTTTTTGTATTGTTTGCTGTGCCTCTTTTGTAGGTATTATTGTTTGCACACTTGTAAATGGAGATGCAACAGAAGGAGATGCAACAGGAGGAGATGCAACAGGAGCAGATGCAACAGGAGCAGAAGCAACAGGAGCAGAAGCAGAAGAAGCAGAAGAAGCAGATGCAGCAGGAGCAGGTGTACCAGTAGAAGAAGCAGTAGAAGACGCAGGAGGAGCAGTGGAAAGGGGTTTCTGTGTTCTATCTAATTTTAATAATTCTAAATAGGGTAGAGGTGTTTCAGGACAAGGAAATTGAGAACAAGTAATTTTTGTACGTATATTTTTATCAATTGGAATACGAAGTAATTGTAAAATGATACGAAGTAATGGAGAAGATTCCTGTTGGTCATCAATTAAATCCTGATATTCTTTAGAGCAAAGAAAAACTGGATCATCATTAACGGCTTGTAAATTATTTAAATCATCCCACGTAGGAGAAAAAAAATCTTGACGAGGCTTATATCCAGCTTCTTCTAGTTTTTTATCTATTAGTTGTTTACCGTCTCTTAATGTAGCCAATATATTTGATATTTTTTCACGAATTGAAAATGGAGCAGTAATTTGTAGAATAGATAATAATACACCGAGTATGAATGACTTTAGAGCATCCCACGATCCATATACAATTCTTTCTTGTAATGTTGGCGATAATTTTTCAAATAAATATAAATAAATTTTAATAAATTGTCCAACTAATAAGGGTGTTGTTCCAAAAATTCCAATAAAAGTTAATAGAGATTTTTTCCAATCGCCACGTAAGAATTCTAAAAGAGCTAAAACAGAAGATAATATTTTTTGTGTAGTAACTAGTCCTGACACGCCTGCAATTATTCTAGTTACATCTAAATATAAAAAAATTAAAAAAATAATAAAACGTAATGGTGCTTTAATATAATCAAGACTTTCAAAAATAGGATTGTATGTTGCTAATGCATTACGAATGGGCTGAGGGACAAGATGAATATCATTTTTGTATGTTTTATCATAATCATTTTGTAATTTTAATATACCATGTTTAGATGAATATTGTCTTAAGGATTGATCCATCGTTTGCATTTTTTGTATAAATGAATTAAATACTTCATCTGGATCTATTTTGATGTTATTTACTTCTTGAGAGGATGTATCTGGTTCTTCATCTCCTCCGTGATACGTATCGGTTTTTGTACTAAAAAAATTTCTTATATTTTTTAAATAAGGATTTAATGCCTTTTCATAATGTATTTGTTCTTCTTCTGAAAGTATTGGGTTATTATCAGCATTTACTACCTGTGATGCCCAATGATTTGTATCTGTTTTAGAAATAGTTTCGATAATTCTACTTGTACTATTAACAGATTCCGAGAATTTTGATATAAATTCAGGATCATTTACTATTTTTTTAATTCTTCTAAAAAGTTCATCAAACTTGGCTTGATATTCTACTCGATTGATGGACGTCATCCTACTTTATTTATTTTAATTTAAATCATTTAATTATTACAAACCGGATTATATTCATAAAAAATAGATCATATTTATTTATGAATATAATAAGTAGTGAAGATAATTGAATTATGATCCACACATCGTACACTCTTCATTTTCTGAGTTCTGTCTGATTAGTCGTTGTATTTCAGACTTAGCTGCTTCTTTCTGTAGTTCAGGATCTACTGTAAATTTCTGAGCACTTACAGGTGCTTTTGTTCGTAAATAATATACACCTGTTTTTAGTCCTTTTTTCCAAGTATAAAAGTGCATAGATGTTAGTTTTGCATAATTTGGATCGGCAAGAAAGAGATTCAAACTCTGTGATTGACAAATAAATGCACCTCGTGATGCAGACATATCGATTAATACTTTTTGCTTGATTTCCCACGATGTCTTGTATAGATTTTGAATAGATTCTGGAATTTGATCCATACCTTGAATAGATCCATTACGAGCAATAATCTGTTGTTTCATCATTTCACTCCATAAATCTAATTTTTTCAAATCATTCATTAAATATTTATTAATAATAATAAATTCACCTGCTAATGTACGACGTGTATAAATATTACTAGTAAATGGTTCAATACATTCATTAAATCCAAGAATTTGTGAGGTAGATGCAGTAGGCATTGGAGCAATTAATAGTGAATTTCGAACACCACATTTCTTTACTTTTTCTTTGAGTCCCTCCCAATCTAATTTAAATTCTTTTTCATCTTCTACAAAGGAATGACAATAATTAGGTGTATTATTGGTTGTAATAGGTTCTACATTCCACATATCATATTGAAAGATACCTTGTGACATAGGAGATCCATCAAAAGTAGAATAGGGTCCTTCTACTTGAGCTACTTCACAAGATGATTCTACTGCCGCATAATACATATTTTCAAAGATTAACTGATTTAACTCCATTGCTTTTTCAGATTCCCATCCAATGCGTAATTGAGCAAATACATCTGCTAATCCTTGAACACCTAAACCAACTGGACGATGGCGCATATTTGATGTATGTGTTTCAGGAGTTGGATAATAATTAATATCAATCACTCGATTCAAATTACGAATAACTACCTTTACAACTTCTCTTAATTTTTTAAAATGAAAGATACGTTTCTTTGCATCGACATAAGATGGAAGAGCAATTGAGGCTAAATTACATACAGCAATCTCTGTTGGAGAGGAATACTGAACGATCTCTGAACATAAATTAGAGCTCTTAATTGTTCCAAGGTTCTTTTGATTTGATTTTAGATTACATGCATCTTTATATAATAGATAAGGGGTACCTGTTTCAATTTGTGAATCTAATACTTTAAACCATAGTTTTTGAGCATCTACTTGTTTACGACCACGACCTTCTGCTTCATATCGTTCATAAAGAGTTCGGAATTCATCTCCATAGACATCGGATAGTCCTGGTGCTTCAGAGGGACAAAAGAGAGTCCACGGTTCATTCTTCTCCACACGTTCCATAAATAAATCAGGAATCCAAAGAGCATAAAAGAGATCACGACAACGTTCTTCTTCTGAACCGGTATTAAGTTTCAATTTCAAGAAATCTTCAACATCGGCGTGCCATGGCTCCAAATAAATTGCAAACGAGCCATTTCGCTTACCGCCACCATTATGAGCAATTCCTAAATGAGCTACTGTATAATCGTGTGGTCCATCAATTTCAAAATCGTGAACAATACCATTATAATTAACTTCATTAATATTTTGGATTCTTGAATATAGATAATTATTATGTGTAAGATAACTAAAGAATTCGCCTTGTGGAGCATTTGGAAATAATTCAGTGATTTCTCTAATTCTTGGAATACGAAGTACATTAGTAGGTAATGTAGTTGTGATATTTTTATATGATGATACATTTCCTACACGATTTCTTGTATATCCAGAAGATAATGCTCCAAATCGTAATAATGTATAACGAATAGATTCAATTAAATCTAATGATGATAATTCAATTGAAATTTCTTTTTGACCAATACAGCCATCTGTTTCAATAATTCCTCTTAAAATTTGTAAAGATTTATTTAATGGTAGATGTAGCATATTTTGATCCCATTTTTTATGTCCATTTGAATCATATAATTGTGATTTTGTAAATTTAAAACGAGGTGATGCGTTAGACCATTTGATGGAAATACCATTTCCATCAGAATCATATTCATATAATTTAATTCCTCTTTCAGTTAAATATGTTTTAACAAATTCAGTAGTATTAACTTTTGTTGTAGTATTTAGTGATACTCCAGATGTAGAAGACGAAATATGTCCGTCACCAAGTAGAATTCCATAAAAGCGACAATCATCTTCAGATAATTCATCAATATCGTTCACAAGAGTTGGAATTGGAAATACAACAAAATCAGATTCTTTAAGTTCTCCAGCATCAACAAATTCTGGTTTAGCAAGTGATTTTTCAAGACGATTACGAATTACATCAAAATTTAAACCCTTTGTTTGCCCCTGTAGAGCTAATACTTGATGTTCAGGAGTTACACGAATTGGATAAATTCCATTTTTAATTTGAATTTCAAGAATTTTACCATTATATTCGTGTCTAATAGGCATTTTAACTTTATGATAAACACCTTCACTTGTTAAAACTTTATCAACTACACTAATATCTTCAATTAATTTTGGACCATTCTCTGTATAAACCAATGTGTCAGGTGTAAAACATTGGTCAACATAGCGAGCAGTATCATTAAAGTTTCTTAACATTGGTACAATTCCATTAGAAGTTCCATTTGTACCACGAATAAGAGAACCTTTTGCTCTGACATCGTGAATATGTAGACCAATTCCACCAGCGTGTTTACTGATAAGAGCGCAATCTTTTAATGTGTCATAGATTCCAACGATTGAGTCACTTTTCATTGAAAGTAAAAAACAACTGGAAAGTTGTTGTCGTGGAGTACCTGCATTAAAATTCGTTGGAGTGGCGTGAATGAATAATTTTTGACTTAAGAGATCGTATGTTTCAAATGCTTTATCAAGATCAATGGAACCCCATAATGCAAGTGACACTCTCATAAGGAGTTGTTGAGGTCGTTCTACTGTTTTGCCTTTTGTATCACGTAATAAATATTGTAATTTTTCAAGTGTTTTGAATCCAAAATAGTCATAGGAATAATCGCGTTGATAGTCAATCTTTGAATTAATTCGGTCGCCGTATTTTTTACAAAGTTCAATAAGTTCTTCTGATACATTGCTTACGGTTTCACCTGTTTTTACCATTTTTTGATTTGATAATTCAAAGACAACATCTGTAAATTTATCGGATGTATTACGATGATGATTAGAAATAGCGATACGAGAAGCAAGTACTCCATAATCTTGATTTGTTGTCATTAATGAAATGGATAACTGAGCAGCCAATTCATCTAATTCTGAAGTTTTCACACCGTCATAAATACGAAGTAAAGTTCGCTGGGCAATAAGAGTGGGATTGACTTCCAGATCTTTAGATGATAATTGAATACGAGTCAATACCTTATCAAAAGATACGTCTTCTAAGGTTCCGTTTCGCTTTACAACCTTCATACTAATCATTGACATCTTTCCGGAATATAATCTATACGCATTTTTCCCTTAAATATCTGCTGTCAATTTTTTAATAATGATTCAATTTAATAGGAATGAAATCATACTTATTATATGGATTTTTATTACTTTTATTAATTGTAATGCTTTGTAATGATCGTGTTAATGGATTTATTAATTATGTTGCTCCTTATGGAAATCCATTACAAAAAGATTGGTGGAAGAGGGCGGATTGGTATCATTTTGCTTTTCCCACATTTTCCTATTGGGAATCATTTGAGAATAAAATGGATGTAGATGATAAAAAAAGAGAGCCATTAATGGCGGAACGTTCTACACTTTTCGATTTTCCTCCAAATACACCTAGTCCTGCAGAATTATATAATAATCAACCTTATCATCTTCTTGGAGATGAATTTGCTCCACCAAGAGAAAATGAAACAATTTCTTGTGTAAATAGTCGGTCGTGTTATGCTACTGATTTTACTCGTCTTCTTTCTAAAACAGGAAATTATCGACAATTAACAAATAATTATAAGAGAGGGCATCCAGACAGCTGTTCCGCTCCTTATCAAGAATTAGTACTTAATTTTTATAAAACAGATCCTATGGATGTACCTCAAAATAATACAGGATATAGTGTGAGTGAAGCCGTTTCACTCTAATTTATTTCCAATTTCATCTACTTTATTAAATTGAATTAAACATTTTTCTATTTTTGGTTTTTTAGGTGCTCTTGTTGATTCAGGAATAGTAAAATCGCCTTGTTTTGCTTTCTCAACATCTTCCCAGAATGTATTTATTATTGGTTGGAGAGAATTCCACCAATCTTCATTACGAAGTACAAGATGTTCACTCCACGTAAGTAAACTCCAAGGAATCCATTCTACAATTTCTTCATTTTCTTTAATGTCTGGATTCCAATTAGAAGAACAATTAACTGGGCTATAAACATAGTAAAACTCTTGATTATTGAATATTTCTTCATAGCGAACAACTGCTATTTTTCCATTGTATAGTCCAGGACCTTCTTTTGTTTTTGATCCTGAATAGGGTGAACTAAATACGGCTTCAATATAATCACATTTTGTGAGTTCAGTTACTTGTAATTGCATTTGCATTTGTGCATAATAATCTTTTGGTATATTACCATCAATTTCTCTAGTAACAGGACATTTAATTTCAATTAATCGTCCTGTTCTTATTTTATTAGGACAATCATAAACAAGGCCATCAGGAGAGGCTGTACAACGAGGATCAATTGGATGATGTAATCTTCCTAATTCTTTTAAGATGACTTCATATTTGTATTCATAAATTTGTTTAACAACAGGTTCAAAACGAATACCCCAATCAAATGCGGACATTCGGTCTGATAAAACAGCTAATGATTGATTACGCGGTTGATAAGCTACTGTTTTAGAAACAACTAATTGTGCTCTTTGGCGTACAGCTCCAAATAAACTACCTAATTCACTTGCTGATAGAATTTCAGACATTTGTTTATACCATTCTGGTGTCCGTTGTTCAATTTGTTTTCGATTTAATAATGTATCTAATAATTCTTTGGATGGTAAATCAGAGGGCATTTCTATTAAGCCGTGATCTATCTTTGTTTTGAATTGTTCTGAATACATTGTAATAATACGATCAATATAATATTGTTCATTGTCATTAAAATCGTAAGAATAGGCGAGTTGTTGCGCAGATTCACCCCATTGTTGAATTTGAGTATGATCTTCTGGATCGGATAACCATTTTTCAAATAAAGTAATCAGATCCGTTATTTTCGTTTTAAACTCCATTATTGTATTTATTGCTTTCTTTTTTATTTTATTCTTTTTCCTCAATTTTATTTTTTAAATCAGTAGTCACGGAAGGAAGTTCCTCTCCTTTCTTCTTCTTACGTGTAGTGTCAGTTGTACGTGGTTTTTTTGTACTAAAATCATATTGTAAAATGTGATTTTCATTTCGTTTTAATTCCAACCCTTTAATTGTTGTAATTCGTTGGGAAGTTTGATCATATACAACAACTTTTAATGTATTTAGTAATTTTTTATCTAAAGCCTTTTGAAGATAGATAAAAAGTTCTTCTTTTTCATTTTTGTCTAATAAATATTGTGGAGAGATATCTTCAACAAATAATCGAATGCGATTTAGACGTAGACCTCTTTCAAGACGATGCCATTGTCGTGAATATGCTTCACGTGCACCCGATTCTAATAATGTACGAAACGAGTCCGTGGGATTAGGCATACAATCACTTGTTTGATCGTATTCGGATGCCTTCTTTTGAGTCTTATTACGAGGTTGATCCATTTCTATTATTATATCGCGTCTAGGGTTTAGATGTTGTTTTAAGTTACATATATAAAATTAGGAAGAAATCATTTTCTGAAAAAGCGAATTAAGACCTAATGATTCATTTTTTGGAATGGGTAACCAACTTGATAGATCTAATTCATTTCCAAATGTATAAAATGTCCTCCAACAAAAACACTCCGTATCGTTTAATTCAATCTCATCCCATTTATAAAAATCATTTAAGTTTGTTTTTAAAATATCTACTTGACATAAGTAATATTTTTTATATTTAATAGGCGGTTTCTCTAAAAAGATTCCATTTGGTTCTAGGATATCGTGTGTTGGATCAAGGGAATCATTTTCGGTCCATAATTGATTTCCACCGATGGTTAATATAATAAAACGGTGAATATGAATATGATGCTGTGTAATTGTTGATTTGAGATAAGTAAAAGGGATAATAAACATCTTAAGATAATAAGTAGTTAGTACTTTAAATGTCACAACCTGTCTATCCTGATTCTCACACAATATCCGCATATGATGCATTTCCATTACCTACATTTATGGCCAGAACACGTCGAGAAATAAATTCAATCGATTCTATTAATGCAAGACAGTTTGAACATTGGCAAACAGATGGTAAATCTGGTGTATTAAATCGTCCGGATATGAATCAACAAGCACCCTTTTATGATATGCTACCTAATGTAAGTCGTACAAATGATCGTAGTTATCGTTCTCAGCCTCGTTATGATTCAGAGTCTAATCGTGGTGTTCAAAATCCATATTTTGATAAATATGATACTTCGTATGATGCAAGAAATATGACCCGAGAATTACGAGCCAGCGTATATGAAGATAAAAATACAGGCTATTTAAAAGAATCCGAAAAATTATTAGAAAGAAATTTTGATAATCGTTGGATAGACCCCCTTGTCGCAAAACAACAATCCGAAGCCGCTGAACAATTACGCCCTAAAATGGACGATATTCGCTTATTTTATTTAAATAAACCCTCTCCAACAATAGACACTACAGGATCAAATGGATCCTCCAAATTATGTTAATGAAAATCTAACTCTACAGGCATCGAATATACTTGTAATTTATTTAAGGATGATGGTGTCTGTTTCGTACGACGTCTCGTTGTTCTCATTGTTGTATGCTCTAATTTTAGAGGAGTTTCTATTTC